GTGTGATTTATTCTTTATCATATTATAGTGTTTCTACTGCTTTTAGGTGGAGCTCCAGAGAGCTTCCTGCCAAGATTCAAAGAAAGCTGTTCTATCTGCATTCTTCTCAACAATCATTTTAGCTCTCTGCTTATCAATCTTCTTAACCTTCTTCTTAGCATAAGAATGTCCATGTGCATATCCTGTTTCTTTCTTATTCTTAGCACGCTTTACTCTCTGTTTCCTATTACGTTCTTCTTTTTTTTCTGGAGTCATCTTAGCCCATTTCTTATCATTCCTTTCCTTGTCTGATGACTTTCTTTCTTCTGGAGTCATCTTAGCACGCCTTGCTCTCGAAGCTTCTCTCCTTTCCTTTAGATATTTTTCTTTTTCTTCTGGAGGCATATTATCATATCTTCCTTTATCATATGATGCCTTTATCTTTGGGTCTTTCCTCGCATTTACTGATCTACCATCTGTATAACTTGGATTGTTCTTATCAGACATTGCTTCACTATGCTCTTTTCTTACAGTTTCATACATTCGTGAAGTCATGATATCATCATATCTCTTACTGTTTCTCATACGATTGAGAGCAAATGCCATCTTATGTTTATAATACTGACCTTTTGCTATCTTTACCAATATTCGATGTACAAGGAAATGTTCTCTGAGAGTTAGATATGCATAGTTATCTTCACTATCTGAGCCACCGAATGATTTAGGGATTATGTGATGTTTTTCATATTTTTCAGGGCGTGGTCTATTCTTAGAGCGTTCTATGATCTTTAGATAGATTACTAGATACTTGTTGTCTATGAAAAATTGTTCTTGTTGTTCTTGTGTCATATTATAGTGTTTTCAGCCGCGGTCTCGACTGCTCTCGATTATTCTTTGATTGATATCCATCCTGTGACAATGAACTTCTCCTCTGTAGGAGAGATAACTCCCCTATGAGTAAATGGAAAGTCAGATGGCCATATCATTGTTAAACCCTTCTCTGCTTTGATTGTTAAGTCTTGATACAGGAAAGCAGTTCCCCCTTGATCTTGTACTGTGTTTAGATAGGTCATGAAGACAAGGTATCTGTTGGATTGTGGAAACTGTCCAGTGAGTCTTTCACTATGCCATATTGGATAACCACCACCAGCAGGATAATGTTGTATCTGGACAGGTTCAATATCAATAAAATCATATGATTCTAATACATCATATTTCTTACGATATTCACAAAGGATTTTATACAACCAATTCATGTATTTCGTACAGAGAGGTACATTGTGATTCAATGTACAATCCATAGAATCTTTTATTTCTTTGTTGACACCAACCTTCCCATCACTATTCCAACTCACACCAGCCTGTCTATTAGGCGCAACCAAACTGTAATCAATGATTTCATCACAAAGCGTAGTATCAGTCATATACCACCCATTGATAAAATTGTTAGATTCATTCACAGCATGGGTTCTTGGATATCCAAAGTTAAATTTTAGTTTGTCATTCCTCAAGTGAAAAAGTCCTCTAGTGTTCCCTGTGTTCCATAACTCTTATCGACTAGCCAACCTATGGTAGATACGATAACATTAAGCGGGTCAATGAATGACTTCTCGAACTGTGTGTCGTAGTCAACCATCTTGTGTAAGTCTAGTTCTTTCGGTAGCACTGTGATAAACGAGAATGCACTACACTGATAGAGATTAGGTTGTTTCAGATTGATGAACTTAATCTTATCTCCCTCTTGTATGTAAGGATACTTCTTGCCGAGTCTTTTCTTCTTAATCAGATGATTGTAGAGTATTGACCCCTTACAGTGTATAGGAGCTCCTTTGGCAAACATCTGATTTGAATCACTAAACTTATCTAATCCATTCACTGAGCGAGGATATGCAATCTCCTCTGGGGAAAGGTTCATGAACTCCTCTCGGAATGTTTGTATAAAGGTATTCAGTTCTTTCTCGTCACCATTCATGATGATGGACAATGCTTCTCTGAGTTTTGCACGAACCGGAGCAGGAGTAGATGACTTTACTACTTCCAGACCCATGACCTTGAGCTTAGCAGTTTTGTATTGAACTCCCTCAGAGTTATGTACATTCAATACATATCTTTTCTTGGCAGTCCATATTCCTTTGTCTGCAATGACTTCTCGTGCCATCTGCATCTTTTGTTCGTATGAGTTTACATATTTATGCAAGTCCGTATAAGACTTGTCCATGAACGGTTCAATTTTATCTCTAGCCACTTTGTCCAAGAAGGCGACAATCTTTTCAGTCTTTTCTCCGTTTGGATAAACCTTATTAACAAGTTTGTCAAAAGTAACATATACTGAGTCTGTATCACTCGCAATAACATAATCCTTTTCAGTGGTTTCCAACAGCGTATTAAGGTATTGATTAACAGCACGCTCAATCCAACGAATAGATAACTGGCCAGAAGTAGTAATAGCTTCAGCGATTGCAAGGTCATAGTAACGAAAGTAAGCATTCCCGATTGCACCATAAGCACTGTTGAGTGATATCTTTTTGGCCATCTGTATGTTCTTATACTTTGATATATCTTTGAGTAGTTTGGAATCTTTAGTGTTTTCATATTCTTGTTGTGCCTGTAACATAAGTTTTTTGTATTTAACCCGATCATTATACATAGATTGCATAATCTCAGGAAGGAAGCCCTGTTTATCAGTCTTAAACAAAGCACCGTTGGGTGTAAGTGTCACACCCTTTAGAATAGAAGTATCTACTTTCTTATCTAACATTTTATCCACAGACATATTCGGAACTTTGTTCTGAGAATAAAGTGTCTCTGGAGAAATATTGTATTGCATAATCAGATGAGGATACAATGAGTTAAGGTCAAACGACATTACCCATTTGTGCATACCCACTTGAGGGTCTTTTACATAAGCACCCTCAAACCTTTCTGCCTTTGAATTGTGTTTCTTTTGTGGAATCACGACATTCTTCTCACGCAGATAATTGTAAATCAGAATGTCCCAATACTTGGTAGAACCCAGCACATCCATGTAATTAACCTTTGCATCATATGCCATAGTCAAGCACAGTTCAATCAGTTTCATCTTGTCTTCAAGCTTATCAACGATCTCCACATCCATGATGTTGTATTCGATAAACGATTGAAAGTCTTTTTGATACCATTCACTGAATGTTTCAAATGGGTTGCCGTCCTTGCGTTCCCCTAGTTCAACAAAGGCAATGTGGTCTAGTCGATACGACTCTTGTGCAGTATAGGTAAATTTACGATAGAGGTCAAAATAGTCTAGGTGAGAAACACCCTGTATGTCAAACACCTGATGTTTGCGACCCATCTTAAATACTTCCCTTGAGAATACACTTCTCCAAGGCGATAGGCGTTTGAGTTCGTCCTCACCAAACAGATTGGTAATACGATTGCACAGATAGGGTATATCAAAGAACTCGGTGTTCCAGCCAGTAATAATGTCTGGTTGTTGTTGTTCCCAGAAAGATAGGAACTCTTTGAGTAGATGGACTTCATCACTACATTCAATATAGGTCACATCATCTCGGTCATTCTGGAACTTACCGACACCCCACACAACAAACTTCTTACTCTGGTGGTTCTTTACAGTAATAGATAGGAGAGGTTCAGCAGCCGCTTCTGGACTAGGGAAACCATTCTCGCACTCTACCTCGATGTCTATAGTGACAATTAATATCTTATCGACATCATACTTAACCCTGTTGGGATAAGACTCACTGAGATAGTTGTAAGGATACATGGTGCTACCATGAACTAAGTTTGGTTGATTCTTATAGTTTTCAACCCACTCTTTAGCTTCTTTGATTGTTTGGTGTTTAATTGGAGTTACATATTGACCGTCCAGAGTTTTCCACTCTGTAGGTAAAGTAACAGGCGCATAGAGCGTTGGTGAATATCTTACTTTGCGATTGATGCGTTCGCCATTGACGACTTCACGCAATAAAAGAGAGTTGCCCCATTGGACAATGTTTGTATAGAATTTCATTATGTAATAATAACACCATTTAGGGTAAATGTCAATAGATTGTGTTTCTTAATTTTTAATTCTTTTACTACGGATATAGGCAAGTCGTCTTCTTCTTATCAAGATTAGTTTTTTGTTTCGTAAGTTTTTCTTTTGTTTTTTTATTATAAACATTTAATCAGGCAATCTCTTTAGGCCTTCTAGTAATAGAACAATTTGTTTTTCTAGTTCTTGTATGCGATTTTCTAATGATTTGATTTTGTTAGTGGCTTCGTTTGATACAAAGCGTGGGTATTCATCGTCTGATACTCTCACCATTGAACTGTTTGACATAAAACGCTTATAATTAGCTTCAGTACTAGCACCATTACCTCTCATCTATTTTCCTGTATCAAGTCTTATTGTTATTGTTTCTTTTGCGATCATCCGTTGTTGGAATAGATCCTGTGAGTTGGATTAAGTAGTTATCAACGATAACCATACATTTGTGACATAGATCGGGGTGAGCTGGGTATTCCAGCAGCATCATTGGAATTCCTAGCCTCCAACCTCTAAAGCTTTTTTTCTTTGGTACTGGCATAAAAACTCCTTACCATTGGTGTAAACAGTTTGCGATAATAGAAATACAGGTTATAATGTTAAGTGTTACCCAAAAGGTTCTTATCCATGCAACCTTATCTGCCTCTACATTGTCCTTAAAGGCCTTTTCTCCTAGTGCATTACACCAAAGTCTCCACCAAGAGTTCTTCATTTCTTTGGTTCTGTGATTGAATGTAGAGTCTTACCTTTCACAGATAGTTTATCTGCGGCATCTTTAACACTCAAATTACCAAATTCTTTGAAGTCTTCTCCTTCTTCTTTAAGACAAAGAGTAGGTTCTCTGGCGAATATAGCATCCCAGCGATTATCATAGTCTTGTTGTGCGGCTGACACTTTTCGTGGAACATCCCCCTTTCCACCGCTATCTCTTAATTTCATCCTTTTTTTCTCCATATTTAATAAAAAAAGTTTTGTTTTCGTACCAAACACATACGATTATAATAGGTAATGCACAAAAGACTAACACCAAGAATAAAACTTTTGTCACTAATATGATAAAGGCACAGTATGCCTTAGCTAAAGATTCAAAAAATAACAAGAATGTCATGGGAATCGAGCCCGATACATGTTATCAGCATCGTTTATATGCTTTTTCCTATAATCTAATACTGCGGCCTTGATTGCATCTTCTGCAAGTACCGAGCAATGAATCTTAACTGGTGGGAGTCCTAGTTCGTCTGCTATTTCTGTGTTCTTAATGGTTTCAGCTTCGTCAATTGTCCTTCCCTTTACCCACTCTGTTAGTAATGAGCTTGAAGCTATAGCAGAACCGCACCCATAAGTCTTAAACTTGGCGTCTTCAATGATACCATTAGCACCGACTTTTATCTGTAATCGCATTACATCACCACAGGCTGGAGCGCCTACCATGCCAGTGCCAATATTATCAGCAGGTTCCCATTTACCAACATTACGAGGATTATCGTAGTGGTCTAGTACCTTGTTACTGTATGCCATTTGGTATTATTCTCTGATTAATTTCTGTTTTTTTATTGTTCATCTGTTTCCCTTAGTTGTCAGCTAACAACCCGCATATGGGTATTGTATGAACTGCTAGGGTACATTATAAGTCCTGTTCTAGCTGCGAATGAGTTTTTGTCTGTGTGAAATTATGTGCCACAACTGATGCTTCTTGGTGTGTTGGATACATTCCTACTGACGCACCATTCCATAATACTTCAAATAAAATATTTTCACCTTTTGTATGACTTCTAACTTCGGCCCTTTGATTATCACCAAAGACTTCACTAAGTACTTCCATCTAAATTCTCCTTTATAAACTCGTTTGGGTTAACGAGCTCTGTCCATTTTGACAACTTCTTGCGTTTCTCTAATACATGATTTTCCATTTCATCGTAACTGACCAAATCAAACTCTGCGGCCAGTCCAATCATACAAAACACATCAGCTAATTCACGTTTAAAATTACTAATATATTTAGAATTACCAGAAAACTCTTGTCTTCGTAGAAGTTTAGAGCAAGCTTGTATTAACTCACCGCATTCTTCCATTGTAATTACTAGAAGCTCTTGACGAACATCTAGTTTATCCATATCTTTAACTTTCACATTTATACTCTTTTAATTCTAATATAACTAGTTTACACTAATGCCTAGTAATTGTCAATAGGTAAATGACATTATCCTAACAAATAGTATCTGTTCTTCAAGTGTCGGGCAGAAATATCATCTTTAGACTGACCATGATATTCCACAGCGTGGTGTTCATCAACCAACATCTGATTGATAGACTTACGACCACCGGAGGGTTCTAAACCTTGAATATCAACAGCTCTCCACAACTCACCAAGAATACGACCATACTTACCTTTATCGTCTTTCTTTGTCCTGAGAATGATACCACCATCATGTGACAACATTTCTACTAGAAAATCTTTTGCCATCAGTCCGTATTTCTTTTCCACTAAGTCTCTGGTTCTTGATTCTGGCGTGTCTATACCATACAATCTTATGCGTTCCTTGCGTAACCAAGTTCCAAAACCTAAATCTATATTTACGTCAACAGTATCACCATCAACCACTCTATCTATTTCGACTCTATATTCATACATTTTCTTTCTTCCTTTTTTCCTAAACCGCGAAGGATTCTCCACAGCCGCAAGAAGCAGTAACATTTGGATTTTTAACGACCAAAGAAGCTCCAGCAAAACCTAACACATAATCAATAGTACAACCTTCCACCATTTTTTCTGCCAGTTTATCGACTAACAAAATGTTGTCAACCAATGTGCCGCCTGTATCGTCATTTACTAAATCCCAACAATACTGAAACCCAGAACAACCACCACCTTCAACAGACACACGAGCATAACGACCAGATAAACCTAATCCAATCATATCTTCTAAATACTCTTTTGCTGTTTCTGATATATTAATCATTCGTAATAACTCATTGATACACCGTTTTGTTCTTTAACGACCAAGTTAATTCCATCAGAGCCGCGACTAACTGTTGTTTTTATCTTACCCTCATTACTTTCTTCTAAAGACTTTATCTTACGAGCAGTTCTTTTTTTCTTTCTCTCGCTCATCTGCCGGAAACTTATATTTGCAGCGATAATCAATAGTACTGCGAGTGGGTCAAAGACAAACACTAGAATGAGAATGACACCACGAACAGCAGTATCAATATGGTCAAGTGCTTCATCTCCATACACTAACGCAGAGATATATTTCAACGGCCCAACTTCAACCTCAAAGCTATTTATCTGTAATTGGTATTCAGACTTCTCGTCAAGCAATATATCTATCTTATTTTGTGTAGTATTAACCTGTGATACGAGTCCAGCCCGTTCTTGTTCTTGTTCTTGTCGCTTTGCTAGTCCTTTTGATACTGCGCCTAGTTCTAAGTATTTGTCTAGTGCTGTGTCTAATGCGTTAAGTTGAGTTTCTGCTCGTGTAATTGTCTTGCGTTCTGACTTAATACGATTGTCTATTCTATCAACCTTAACATATAGTTCAGATGTTCCTGTGCCTTGATCTATGTGTGCTTTGGACAGATAACCAAAAATACCCATACTAGTGATAAACATGAGTACTACTACCGCCAATGTAAGATAGGATTTCAACAAGAAAGGAACTTTCTTCCAATTTTGGTATAACCAAGAGGCAGTTATTAGTTTACCAATCTCTAACATAACACCCATGATCGCTATAGACCATGCTGATGCAGAAAAGATTGCCATAAGACCAACAATAGAGTAAAATGCAGCAACCGCACTAATACCCAAAGCTGTTAATAATGTAACGATTGCTAATATCATAATACTATTTAGGTGATTTTACCTTTGACTAAACAAGCTCCTTTGGTTCTTCATATAATATTTCATCAAATTCAGTTATGTAAGAGGACGGAAGACCCATATAATAACACACATATGAACCATCAGTTCCCGCACCCATTTCTTCAGCATCAAGTAAGTACTTGACCGCAGATTTCCGATCATTACCTAATGCTTTGATACACTGTTCAAATATAACAGCCTTTGCAGTTACAATTTCCTCTTTAGCAATTTCATATGCTTGGAAAGACTCTTTAGAAAGTTTTTCTGCTTTAACAAAATTCTGTAGTTCACCGATCATACTAACTCCCACCCTGTAGATGTAAATTTATACTTATTAGTTCCAATTAAAATAAAATCATGCATAGCTGTGCTTCGGCAAGTCTTCTTAGGCCCAATGTAATTAACATCATCACTCGCATACCAAGCAGTATTAATACTGTTAGTCAATCGAAATGCAACCTCACACTTTTCTGTAGCACTGAGTCTTTTATCGACTCCAATCTTTGCAACAATTTGAGGTTCTACCTCAAACGCTGCGTGAATAACTGTAATAGTTTCTTTAAACTTTTCTTCGTATTTTTTTACTAATGCATCAGACATTAAGCAACCTTTTTCTTTTTAATTTTAGTAAACTTTCTTCTTGATTTTGAAAATGTTTTCATTGGAGAACTAAAGATTATTTCTTCTTCAGTTCCACTCTTGATATAACCAACTAAATGTCCAGCTGGATTCAATATGTAAATGTTGTTATGAACAATGTAAGGTTCATTCCATTCTGTAGTTTCTTGAAGATAAATATTCATTATACAACCTTATATTCTTTATTCCACTTACCAATATTGATGTCAGTATAATGCGAACGGTAAAAATAATCAGTCATCATATCATCATGGTTGAAGTAATTTGGCCCTTTCATTGCATCTAACAACTCGTTTAGAAACTTTCTAGCAACTCCCTTGTAATGGTCATCAATCCAATAGGTATTAACAGCTGTATAATCAGAATTATGTTTGAAGTCAATAGCACCTTCTTTGAGGTTGACAACCAAAGTACTATGATTGTTAACAGCAATAGACCCCTTCATTTTATACTTTTTAAGTATTAATTTAATAGCAGGAGCAAGTTCTTTTTTATCTTTTTGTGAAACGTAAGCCATGTTTTTCTCTCTCTTTTTTTATCTTATGTAGCCATTATACTCCATTTATGAAGCAATGTCAAGTCTTATTTCACCTTCTGGCCAAGTTAAATCAAATCTATCATCATTCAATAGTACATCACGAACACGTTCTCGGTCTATGCTATCCCAATAGGGAGTGGACTTTTCTAAAGTTAATTCATCAATATAAATGTTAGTAGCTTCAATGATTTGTTCCATAGTTGCATTCATATCGTAAAGTTGGTTTTTACCATAGAAACCATAAACATACTTAACAAATTTGTACTGTTCTATAGTAATAGCAATCTTATTAGTGGCTTGGTATAATTCTTCGTTCAATGTCATAATATATTCTCTCTCTTTTTTGATTTTGTATACCTATTATAACACAACTAGCTAGCAATGTCAAGGCACTTAGGCAAAAAAAATCCCTGTAGAAACAGGGACTTAGTAAAAACATTGAAATTAATTTGATTATTTTCGTTTTTTCTTGGCAAGTTCATTAGAAATCCATTGTTTTCCTACAGGATTTGACACTTTTGCCATTGCAAGTGACTTAATTTGCTTGTAAACAGGGGTCATTACATCTTCTTCTGTATCATTATTGTCAACAACTACGAAATTGCGTTTAAAATATTGACTAAATTTACCAATATTAGACTGCACCTCTCTCCAAGACTTAATGACCATAGACTCTGGTACACTACGAGCTCGTGCTTTGTTTCTTGCAAGTGCAGTATCCAGAGAAGTATTGACATAAATCATATGTACATCGTAACCAAGTTGTTTTAACTTTGTGGCTTCATCTGAAATCTTTGCAAAGTTTTTCCCTGTTCCATCAATAATTAAACCAAGTCTACCGTTTACATAATTTTTACCTTGAATTCCAGTAATTTTTTTTGCTTTGATACGAACATCGTCACGAGCATCGGATTCTTTATCAGGCATTTTTAAAGACAATTGAGCATCTTTCAAAAATTTCTCAAATGCAGGATCAGAGTTGACAGTCTTCAGACCTAGACCGCCAGTAGTTTGTCTTACAACATAAGACTTACCACTGCCCGGCCCACCGGCAAGAAAGAATGCTTTTAAAATATTAGGGTCATAGACACCCTCTTGCAATTCGTTAAATGAAATCATCTTTTTCCTTAAATATAACTTAGGCGTACTGCGTTCGCCTCTTTGGTGGTTCTGTTGGTTTTAATTTTTCTATAGTACTCAATAAATATTTATCCGTTTCTGAAATTAGTTCAATTCTCCTATCTCTATTTACAAAGTTTAATTTACGCAATTTTGATTTAGATTTTTTCTGAGCCATTAAGGCCTCCTAATTAGATTTGGTTAAACATAACATATTTTATATGACTATAGACATCTCCTTTTAGTATGTAAGTTCTCTTATTATACCTTCTTTGCCAAGAGGTTCTCCAGATTCCGAGCTTGGAGAATAACCTATTGAAAATGAATCTTTTGCTGCTGTTAAATAAATTTCGTGTTTTTTAGTTGTTTGGTCAAAACTGTGTCTTAATGTAGTAATTAAATAAATACCAGTAAATTGTGGATCGTTTTTGTTTTTATGTGTTTTACCAACTGTTGGAACTACAATGTTTATCATATCCCCTGCAGCAATTGTAGTGTTACCTGTTATTTTTAAACTAACACTCACACCAGCTCTCAATTCCATAAATTTTGCTTGTCTTTTTAATATTGATTCGTTAATTTTATCTGGTGTATAACGATATGATAAAGTTTCATTTGTGTGTTGTGTGTCATATACACCATCTGTATTTACTGGATGCAAATGTATTCTTGAATCAGAAAAATCTCCTATAGTATTTCCTAAAGCATCAATTGAACTTGTTCCAAAAACTGGATTAGACTGTTCACCCTCAAGTCTAGGAAACTCGTTAAAATTATCAAAATGTTTGTATTCTTTAGACGAGTAAGTCTTATTATATATATTATATTCAATAGTTTTAGAACCCAACATTCCACCTTGAATGTTAGCTAACATATCATTATTTGAATTTACTTGAAAGTCTATTATTCTTAACATTTCTGTAAGTATTGATGCTTTTTTGCTTCCTTTCTCTAAGGGGCCTAGATCACTAGCAGAGTATGGGCCATGACTTGTACCTGTCATCATATGTTCTATAGTTTTAAAGTGAATGCCTTTAGTATTTTCAAAAAACATAAAATGAGGAGAGTTATATTCTTTTGATATAGCTTCAGTTGCAAGAGTAGTTATAAATTTAAAAGGATGAACATTTGGTGAAACAACTTTTCTGATACCCTGAGTTGGTTCAACAAACACATTTTTGTTGGTGTTGATGTATCGTTCGTCCTTTAATACATTAACAACAATATTACTAATATCGTCTGTGTAACTTTTTGACACTCTGGTACGTTTATCTTTTAGTGCTTCTGGTGTAGTAAAACTAAGATTTATAACTTGAGCATTAGAAGAAGCTTTGAACTTAGCAACTACTTTGTAAATACAAAATGTACTGTCAGTAAAGTCAATTTCTTGACCTTCTAAATTTGGTGTTGAAAGTTTCAATGACATAAATTCTTGACCAATGATTGGGCCATTAGCCGCGATGTTATGAACATCTAAAATGGTGATAGAACCAGATAGTGAAGTTGAAAATATACTTTCATATATGTCAATAGCTTGAACTGAGTTTTTTAAATCTAGAACACTACCAGAACTAGTTTTTATTAACAATTCTTTTACTTCATATTTTCCAGCATAATTAGTTGATGTGGTAACCGACATTAGATGGCTGATTCCTTAATTAAAGCTTCATGTTCTTCTACATATTGTTCTACATATTGTGGGTCTAACAATCTAATCTGTCTAAGTTCATTCTGTGCAGACTGTTCGTATTCTATATTAGTTATAATGGTTGCATTCGTATAAAAGTCTGAGTCACCAGTATATAATGCAGAGTTTGAATATACATTTATTTTGACACTAGTATCGCCTGATGTCTGTGCCTGTTCATAGTGGTGTGTACCATTAGGGTCATCATACTTATCATTCACATACTGTAAAAATTGACTAGTCGCCATAGGCCATTGATGATATCTGTCTGTGATGTTGTTCACTGACAATATTACCCAATGCAACTCTGGGTCATCATACATTTTATCTGCAAGAGCTTCTGGAGTTTCTCCATCTTTTACATCATAGGTATCAAACAACAATGCGTTTGCTTTTGCAGTATCACGAATACCAGTTCGTCTAAGAATGTTTGTTACAACTTTAAAGTCACCTTGACCAACTGAATCATATGGAATTTTAGGAAATTTATCAAAATACATATTAGAATCCTTGCTCTGCTTTTTCTCTGGTAACTAAATCTAATTCTTTAAAACTTAAAGTCATTGATGTTTCTACTGGAACTGCATCTGCGTGAGTCTTATATTTATCTCCACCATACTTAACATCCATATTTGTAAGTACACAAGTTCCTATTTTATTCAAATTCATATTTTCCTCACCAAGATGCATATATTGAATGTCAAATGTTGCAGGAGTTGTTAGTTGCATTGAACCCGCACTTTTTATTTCTGGTAACATATACATTTTGAATGTCTTAACAATATTTTTTGCCATTTCAGCTTCTGCTGCACTTTTTGGCATCATTTTAAATTCGTATGAAAAATCTCTTTTAGGAATACCTTTAAATGCAAGTTCCATTCTAGGTGCTTTGATAAATCCTCTTTGCATTTCAAAAGCTGCGTTTGAACCAGCAAAGCCGGGAATTAAATCAATTGCTGATGTACCTCCTTTAATTATTCCATCCCCTATAGCACCTGTTTGGTCTTTGAGTGCTTCTTTAGCAGAATCCATACTTGCAGTGCCAGCTAGAATTGATTGAATTGCTTCTACTCCCATTTTTGTACCTGTGCCCATTTCGGTATCTTGATAATCTGCACCATATTTTACATCAACACTTGGAGGCATGTACATACAGATAGATACTGGCATCCTTACAGTTGCTTTTCTTTTTATACTAAGAGAATTATCTTTCACTGATGCCTTTTTGGCAGGTTTGATACCTTTTAAATCAGCAAGTCTTGCAGTAGCCCCATTCGGATCTCTACGTTGTCTAATATCAGACTTTGTTCTGCTGAAAAAACCATCGGCTCTTTCGGTTTCAGCCATAGCTTGAGCAATTACAGGATCATCGGGTAAAACTGTCAATCCAGCTTCAAGTTTTTTGCGTGAATCTTGATAATCAAGAACTTCATCTGCTTGTTCGTTAACAAAAAATTGGATATAATGCCCCTGATTACCATTAGCACCAGTAGGGCCTTCCAAATCAAGAGGAAATGTTAAATTTTGAGTACTGTATTTACCCCCGACTGCATTAGCAAAATCATTACTAGCACCGCCTTTTTTACCACCTCGTATAGTATCTATGGCTGATTTTTTAAGAATACCAACGGCATTTTTAAAGACTCTGCCTGTTTGAGCTTCTGCAGCCCCGCGAACGGCATTATAGATATTTTTTGCCATGTATAAATACTCCTGTGATTATAACTATTTATAAGATAAGTTAATGGCATACAGTGGTAAATACCATCCAATTAACCCTAAAAAATATAAGGGTGACCCATCTAAAGTAATATATCGTTCACTTTGGGAACGTAAACTTATGGTGTATTGTGATAAGACCAAATCTGTATTAGAATGGGGTAGTGAAGAAGTCATTATTCCCTATGTATCGCCATGGGACGGAAAGGTGCATCGTTACTTTCCCGACTTTTATATGAAAGTTAAACAATCAAGTGGCAAGACCAAAAAGTTTATCATTGAAGTCAAACCAAAGTATCAGTGTAAACCTCCGGTCAAAACACCAAAACGAAAAACCAAAAGGTGGATGAGTGAAGTTAAGACTTGGGTTATCAATGAGGCAAAGTGGAAATCTGCAAATTTCTTCTGTGAAGCAAATGATATGGAATTTAAGATTTTAACTGAAGACCACCTTAACATTAAGTATAAATAGTATTATGGCTAAAAGTAAATATATTCAAAGTGTTATAGATGCAACGAAAGGACGACCAAAATCTACTGATTGGTATCGTGAAAAGATCAAAGAGTTTGGAGAGCCAGGCGCCATGGATTTAATACGAGATGGAAAGCGTAACAATAGACCTTTCTATGGACGATTGAATATGTTCTTCTATGACCCAAAATTCAAAAAGAAGTTACCTTACTACGATACATTTCCTTTGGTGTTACCAATAGAAAAATATCCAGATGGGTTTCTAGGTATTAACTTACACTATCTGCCTATGAAGTTAAGACTTCAGTTGTTAGATAGATTAGTTGATTATAGTAACAATACTAAGTTTGATGAAAGTACAAGACTTGCAGTTGATTATAGTAAACTTAAAAAGATACAAATACTTAAACCAACACTTAAACGATATCTTGCTGGACAAGTTAAGTCACAGTTCCGTAGGATAGATGCAGATGAGTTTACAGTTGCAACACTGTTACCTGTGCAGAGATTTAAGAAAGCATCAGCCTCAGAGGTTTATGCAGACAGTAGGAAAATGATCTAATGGCAGTCAACTTTAAAGGACTTCGAGATGCAGTAGCATTTGGTGCATTAAATGAATTTCTTGCAACTTTCAATAGTGGTGATGGTTATTCAAGACCAAACCGCTATGAAGTTGTGATGAAACCACCCTCTGGTACTTTGGGAAGTAATCAAGTAAGTTTATTTTCTCAACTTATGGGAGAAAAACACACAAACGACAGTAAAGCTGTTTCTTTAAGATGTGAAGCAATAGCATTTCCCGGCCGTAACATGGACACCACACCAGATTCAAATCTGTATGGCCCTGAAAGAGAACTTGTAACTGGTTATAGTTTCCCAGACATTACTGCTACATTTCAATGTTCTTCTGATATGAGAGAAAAGTTATACTTTGAAACATGGCAAGGACTTACATTTAACCAACAAGACTTTTCTCTGGGTTACTATGATGATTATACTGGTGAACTTGATATCGTTGCTTTAGACGAACAAGACAACAGAAGATATGGTGTCAGACTAAGAGAGTGTTTTCCTAAAGCTATTACTGAACAACCACTTTCATATGCAAATGGTGCTAGTTATCAAACTGTATCAATTACTTTTGCTTATCGTTTTTGGGAAAATATGGAAGATGAAGCAAATCCAGTACACAAACCTCTATTAAACAGAGTAGCAGAAAATGCTGTAAGTACTGTATCAAGGTCTATTACTGCAAACTTACCAGCAGTACTACGCCGACTATAAAATTAAAATTTAAGGATGAAAAATTATGGCATTACCAAAACTCAATACCCCAACCTATGAATTGGAATTACCCTCAACAGGTGAGATTTTAAAATACAGACCATTTTTAGTAAAAGAACAAAAACTATTACTGATAGCTCAAGAATCTGGTGAAGAAAAACAAATTGCAAACGCAATGGGAGAATTAGTTAACTCATGTACCTTTGGTAAAGTTAATGCAAAGTCTGCTCCCATGTTTGATATTGAATATTTATTTTTAAGAATTAGAGGAAAATCTGTTGGAGAAAAGGTCAAATTAAATTTGATATGTCCAGACGATGGTAAAACAACAGTTCCATATGAACTAAATCTAGAAGATGTTGAATGTCAAGTACAAGATGACCATTCAAATGAAATTCAAATTAACGAAGACATTAAGATAGTTTTTAGATACCCACTCCTAAATGATTTGCAAAATGTAAAAGCAAGTGCTGGAGATTCTGAAAAAACATTTCATTTTTTAGAATGTTGTATTGATTCAATTCACAGCGGTGATGATGTTTTTCAAAGAATAGACATAAAAGATAAGGAAATTTCAGATTTTATTGAACAATTTACAAACGAACAGTTTGAAAAGATAACACAGTTTTTTAACACTATGCCCAAATTGCGTCATGTAGTTAAAGTGACTAATCCAAAAACAAAGAAAAAGAATGAGATTCTTTTGGAGGGTTTGGAAAGTTTTTTAGGGTAGGGCTATCCCACGATAGCCTACATAATTACTATAAAACTAACTTTGCACTGATGCAACACCATAAATATAGTTTAACAGAATTAGATAATATGATGCCGTGGGAAAGAGAAATATACCTTAATTTGTTGATGCAACATATTGAGGAAGAAAACAAGAGAATGAAACAAGAGCAGAGAGGATAAGTGTGATGACTAAAGAAGTAAAAAGTCACCATCCAGCAGATACAAATGGGGATGGTAAAGTTTCAGATGAAGAACATGCAATGTTCCTAGAGTTCAAGAGAAAAGAACTTGAGGATAATGATGCAATGAGAGATGCTCAAAGGCAAATGACATGGTTTGCTTTATTTGGATTGTTACTATATCCATTCGCAGTAGTACTTGCATCATTGATAGGATTAGATGAAGCACAAAAAACACTAGGTAGTATGGCTCCAACATATTTTGTTGCTGTTGCTGGTATAGTTGCTGCGTTCTTTGGAACACAAGCATACGCTAAAAAGAAATAAGGTAAATCTCAATGGCAGAAAAAAACATTCAAGATTTAATTAATGTAATGACGAAGGAGAATAAAATTTCTGATGCTAAGCAAGCACTTGATTTCCAACTGCTAGTTGAAGAATTAAATGAATTGGAAAAACAAAGTGCTGAATTTAAACCAGTGTTTACTAAGGCCGCAAAGCTTGAAAAAGATGCACTAGACATTAAAATACAGGAATCAAAAATAAATCTGGAAAAACTTAATATCGCAAAAACAGCAAAAAGTGATGCTGTTACAGCTATAAATGACCAAAAACAAGTGCTTGAAGCCATGAAGGAAAGCATTGAAGCTCAAGGTGGTATTGCTGAAGATAACAAAAAATATCAAGAGGCATCAAAAGATTTGCAGATACAAGAAATTGATGCTAGATTAAATTCAGGTGGACTTGCGAAAGGCAAAGAAGAAGAACTGAAAAAAGAACGTGACCAACTCAACAAAAATAACCTAACTTTACTTGAGAAAATATCAAGCGGTATTATGGGTTTGAAAGAGAACGCAAAAGAAAAACTTAAAGGTGCTGGTAAGGGTTTTATGGCATTAGTTAAAGGAACACTTTTTGCTGGAGCTTTGATTGCTTTTGGACTTTTCGTACAAAGCCCTATGTTTAAAACTATTATTGATAATTTAGATAAAATATTAATTGGATTGGGTGTTGTGGTAGGTCTGTTTGCAATATTTAAAATTATAAAGTTTATAGTAGCTATTACAACAGCGCTTAAGGCCATAAAAGCGTTCTATATTGCTCAACAGATTGCTCTGACAAAGAAATACTTACCTGCTTTGAGTGGGATGGTATCAAGCATGTTGGCTACTGGAAAAACCATGGCGCGTACAGCAGCACAATTTCTTATGATGAAGATTAAAGCTTTAGTAGCTTTTCTACCTGCTGTGACTGCGATGGCTGCATCCTTTGGAGCCATGATAATTCCACTTTTACCGATTATAGCAATTGCAGCTGGAATTGCTGTAGTTATCTTGGCTCTTAAATCTGCATTTACTGATTTTCAAAAGACTCTGGAAGAAACTGGTAGTGTTGGTGAAGCACTTAAAGTCGGTATAGCTAAATTTATGGGATTTATTCTAGGATTTATACCTGATTTGGTTCTCAAACTAGTCGGTTTTGTTGCTGGTTTATTTGGATTTGATGACTTTAAAGCAAAAGTTGGAAAACTTGATCCTATTCAATTTATAGCTGATGGTATAAAAAGTCTGTTTGATGCGATAGGAAACTTCTTCTCTGATATATTTAACTTTGACTACAAAAGTTTTCTGAAGGGAATTCCCGGCGTTGGAAGCTTAATGAGTGTCTTTGGAATGGGCGATGATTCTAAAGATCAACCACTTGAAGGAAGGGCAGAAGGTGGCTCAGTTGGAACAGGACAACCATATGTAGTTGGTGAAAGAGGTCAAGAGTTATTTGTTCCTAACCAGCCAGGCCAGATAGTTAACGCACAAAGAACCGCAGAAATGATGAAAGGTGGTAGTGGTGGTAATGGTGGTGGTAGTACATCAATTGTTGTGGCTCCAAACAATGTCACTTCATCTACCAATACAACTAACAATTCATCTACTGTGTCTTATATTGGTAATCCAGACCCAATCTTCCAAAGAGCATCATCTTACGCTATATAAAAAAAAGAGGTAGGATTTCTCCTACCTCTTAATCTACTACACTTTACCTTTATCCAGCAAGTTTTTTAAAGTAATCCATAGTATCATCATCTGAGGAATCTACTGCACTCGGTGGAGTATTATCCACTGGCTTAGTACTTACCACAGAATCAGCTACAGGTTCGTCTGACATCTTCTCAGCTACATTACCAACAGTAACAGAACCAGAAAGAACAGCATCAAGACGAGTCTTTAGTTCTTCATAAGACTTGAAGTTGGTTGGAGCAGTATGTTCTGCAAGAGCATATTGTTGTCCCCATATACCTTCAATCTGAGCATCATTATCAAATAGTGCAGATGGTTTCTCAAACTCAGATGAGTCATAGTTCCAGAACCCAGCAACCTTACGAATCTTCAGTTTAAAGTTAGCACCTTCCCAAAAATCAAATGGGTTTACTGGTGTTTCATCTTCAAACTCTGGTTGCATTGAAGCCATAATCTTATCAAAGATTTTCTTACCGTAACGGAACAAGAAGACTTTACCTTCATTCTCTGGGTGTTTGCTGTCAGAAACAACATATATGTTAGAGAAGTATTGCAACTTTCTTTTCTGTTTACGGGCGATTTCTTTGTCAGATTCAATACCTGTATTCCAATACTGAGAGTTCATTTCAGAAACAGGGTCTTTCTGTCCAACAGTGGTTAAAGAGTTTTCAATATACCATTGACCTGTAGGGCCTTGAAATGCGTGATTCCAAACCTTTGCCCAAGGCATATCTTCACCTTCAACTGCTGGTAAGAAACGAATTACTGCATAACCATTACCAGACTTATCTAGTTCAGGTTTCCACAGTCTGTCATCCTTGTAGGACTTCTTTTCTTGAGGTGCGTTTTGCTTTTGTACTTCGCCAAGTAACTTATCTAGAGAATTACTTCTCTTTAGTGCGTCTAGTGACATTTAAGTCTCCTTATGTTAACGTATGTTTTTGTATAAATCATCGTATGTTAAATCTGTTCCTACTTTATAAAATTTTACATTAGGAAAATCCCTTTGCACCATTCTAAATTGGTAGTCCCAGTTAATCGTGTTAAATCCACGACTTCCTTCAGGTAGATAATTCTTACTACCCTTGTATATGTTATTTAGTGGCTTTGAATAATGACTTCCATCAAAACCTAACATATACACTTCCTCTGCACCACTCTTGCAAGCAAGATATAGTGCAGTATTCCCAGCAGACCATCCTCTAGGATAGCCTATCTCATTTACTTGGTCTTTTTTATCAACCCAAGTAATGTATAATCCAATATCCTTTTCCATCTTCTGTCTTAAATCCTGTTCAACTAAATTTGAATTTTGTGACATTGCTTGAAGAATATTGCTTTCAACTAGTTCTCTTGTTTTACCTTGAATTACGCAATCTGTTTTAAAGTGTTTTTCAGTTTCAAAGATTTCACCATCAGTATCAGCCCAACCCATTTTCATTAGATTTGCATCAAAGTCTGGTAGAATACTCCAATCAGTAAACCAAGATTTATTTTTAAGAGCATACCCTGAGTGGTATATCTCTTGTTGCATATTATAGTCTACTGCAACCAGATTGTCAACAGTAAAATGACGATAAATTGCATTACACCCCCAACTAGTAAATCCATCACCTGTAATTGGTTCTCTGGGGCGAGACTCTCCGTTTCCGTAAACTAGATGTCTATTCACCGTTGTTCCCATTATATCAATGGGTTCTACGTTCATTTCGTTTTTCTCCACCAAAGGCTTTGCGAGTAGGACGATAACCCTTTGGCCATTCTGGAATACGACTTGCAAGTTTTTTGCATCGTTCTGTTAGCTGTACATTTTCCCTTTGCAGTTCAGCACATTCATATTCTAATTGTTTTATTCTATCTTTTGTCTTTGTGTCAGGTTTTTTGATTTGCATACCTTCTAAGACCCCAAAAGCATTTTTAACTTCACCAATGTCCATTACCATATCTCCTATATCGGTAGTTGTGCTGATTTTTCGACCAAGAAATTTAAATCTCTTGCATTTGCCTCAATTTTCTCTTTGAGGCCCTTAGTGATTAGTCTACCCACAGTTTCGGGTTCTATCTCGTTTTTCTGACAATACCAAACTACGGCATCCATATGAGTTATCCTTTTTTCTAAGGCAACCTTTTCAATTTCTAGTGAAAATGATTTAGGTGTTTGCATTTGTAGCATAAGCTATCCTTTTATTACTATTAATAATAACACAAAAGTCCCTCTGTGTCAATGGGTTTTCTCTTTATGCTTTTCGCATTTTGCATATGATGGACAACAATACCAACATGAACTTTTTGCTATCCAAAATAAAACTTGTAAATATACTATAATCCAATATTCTTCAAGTCCATTTTTATTTTCTATAATCTCTCCGTATGTGCTTAGCATAATCATCATAAGAAAGAAGCTGGTAAAGGGAATTAATAATAAAGAAATCATTTATTCTCCGTAATATATTATAGTTATTGATAGTCTTAGACCGCAACTTTATCAATGACTTTTTTGTTTTGTGATTCCCATTCAGCAATAGTTTCAACCAAACGAGGTAGATATTCTTTTTTATCTTTTACAAACTCTTGGACTTCGCCATCTTGTGTAACAACAAGAATACAAATCTGGTTGATTTCAATTCCTGTGCGTTCTTCAAACATCTCTGCATACGCAGCCGTTTGGATATAATAAGATTCATTATATTCATCTTTGCGTGGATTAGTAGATGTCTTAAAATCAATAATAGACAATACACCATCAAACTCGGCAATACAATCAACTCTACCAGCAACTCTGTATTTGTCACTGTAAAGTCCTGCCTCTTGAGATAGAATATAGTCTACACGATTTAATACATTATCACGCAGTTGTGTAAAAAGTGCGTGAGGTAAAAAGTTCTTGGTATGCTTTTGCATATCCTCGTTATTCAAATAATCTTCACACATATGGTGAACCGCAGTACCACGAGCTGCAGCCGTGCGTGAAATGTAGTTTGCTACATCATCACCAACACGCTTGCGCCATGCGTTCAGACCTTGTTTATTGCGTACTGAGAGGACAGTAGTAATTGATGGGTACTTATTACCCTCTGGTGTTTCATATAAACGAATACCATCTTTGTTAGTTGCATTTATTTCAGCCAGATATACTGGTTTATGTGTATGTTTCATTTAGATTTCCTACCATAATATTAAGTTATTATTATAACACAACTGTATGCTATTGTCAAGTAACAACACCTCATTTTAGATTATATAAATCATTTAGTACATGTTGTATAGGGTCAATTTCATTCAACATTTCCAGAGCAGCTGATGTTGTTTCTTCTACTCTGCGAGTCCAACCCCGACCAAAAGTTTCAAAGGTATTTAACCTTTCATAATACTTTTGTCTTCTGGATTGATATTCTGTAATCGTTTCTTTCAGACCAACACGTTCTACATAAGAATTGACTATGCGTATAGTATTAGGCCCGATTGCACCATCAGAGGTTGCACCCACAAGTGTTTGTAGATACTTCGCAGCCCGACTAGTTCCAGCATTAACACCAAAATCAAACACACACAAATCAAGACCATTTGGTAAGTTATCACCTTTGACCCTTCCCCAATAATTCTTTCGATAGATAGGAGCAACATCTTCAACCGTTAGGTCTTTCATTTCTTTTTTACCACCCCAAGCATCATATACTCTTTTAGTAACACCAAGATTAGTTTGCCCGCCGGGATCCTTTGGGTGATTTACATATCCACCTTCGTGGTGCAGAATCATGTCCAGACATTGTTGATAGTTTTTAATCATACTATTCCTAGCCCTAGTTTTGTTTTTTGGATAAGGTAGTTACGCACAAATCCTGAACGAACAATATCTCCGATATTAAATTCTGTACAATTGAACTCATTCATATTTTGCAATATTTGTAAAAAGTCCATTAGTCCATTTTTCTCATTGTTTTTAGTTAAGTCAGATTGTGCAAAATCTCCACAGAAGAAAATCTTAGAATTTTGACCTACCCTAGTAATGATGGTATCGAGTTCATGAAAGTTTAGATTCTGACATTCATCAACAATGATAATACTATTGTCGAAAGTCAAACCTCTAAGAAAGGATGTTGATAGGAAGAAAAAACTTCCTTGTGCTTTCAAACGATCATACAGCATACTAAATGCTTGTTCGTTTGGTTGTTCAAACATGAATTGCATCATGTTAGAGTATGGTACTTGATAAAGTGCAGCCTTGTCTTCCTCATCGCCCGGCAAGAATCCAATCTCTCTTGTAGGTATAAGTGATCGTACTACAATAACTCTATCGTATGGAGTTTCAGGATTCAATACTTGTTGCAATGCGAGGTATAGAGAAACGAAAGTCTTTCCTGTACCAGCACAACCGAATAGAAATTGATTCTTATCGTCTTTCCAAGAGTCAAATACTGATTGTTGACTGTCTGTAACAGGAGTAATTTTAGTTAGTTGACTGAATGTGATATCTTTTTTATTTGCCATTACCAATCCTTTAAGAGAGTGCAACACACTGTGTCAATGCGTAGAAGACACAGTGTGTTGCTTAGGTGTATGAAAACTGAAAACATAAGCTTATATTGAATCCATACAATACTATTTAGTTATTTTACTAACTGACCTTGACGATATTCTCGTGCAATTGCAGTTAAATCGTGAGATTTTCCTATACTTTTTATCTTATGTTTATTAAGAACACCCATTGTATTAATTTCTTTGTGTGCTCTATTTGAACCAAATTTGTCTGCTAATGGAGAGTTTGGGTGTGCCTCTGCAATCCTAGACATATTTTCTTTAAATCCGTCATCTGTTCTATAACTTCTACCTTCAACACCACTAATAAGAGCAGGAGCAGTTACAACTGATTTAAATGCAGGGTGTTCTTCCAGAAAAGTTTCTAGTTCATCCCAAGAACACATAGTATCCATTTCTTCATTAGTTTCAGTGTTCATTATTGTATATGTTGGCATTATTTTTTTTCTTCCTTAATTAATCGGAGTTCTTCACTTAACATCTTAATTCTTTCAAGTGCTGCATAGTAAGATTTTGTTAGAGCTCTCATGTCCATTTCCATAATACTTAAAGAAGAATCATTGTAATATTTAGAATGATTTTCTTTTTCCTTTTTATCTTTAGCATCTTCTTCAGCACTTGTTCCTAAGATTTGCCTTCTGAGTAGTCGATCATATATCATGTTGTCGTCCTGTACCATTCTGGTTTCTCCCTACCCTTCCAAGTTGCAAACCCACTTTTCTCTGTTATATAGTACTTTCTATAAGCAAGGATTGGATTACCCACCACCTTGCATGTTTCAGGCATACATTGAGGCATTGGTGTTCCTTTCTTAAAAGGAATATTCAATGGTGGGTCTTTAAGCAACATTGATGGTTTGGTTGAACCATGAACTTTACCATAACGATTTGTATACTCTGCAAGTGTTGCCCTGTAGAGTTTGTACATTTGCAAATAGTTTTCGACAGACTCGCGAACCCATATTGCAGATGGGTGGTTAATGTGAGAAGCTTTGTATAATACATCTTCTCGTTCATCAGACAATCGCCATCTTTTAATGTTTCTATTATTCTTAGTTTTGCCTAGATACAACTCTCCGTCAAGCACTCTGTGTGCAGTTGACATCAGTTGTGCGTATTCTATAGGCATTTTGACTACATGTTTATCTATGTGATACTCTGCACATATTACAGGGTCTTTGTGTAAGTAAAATATATTCATAGGTGTAATTATAACAAATTATTGTTGTTTTGTCAAGAGAAAATCTTTTATTTCACCTTTCCCAACGATAAAATATGTGATCTCCAATCTCTATAGTTTTTGTTTTAGTCTTGGCCCAAGAAGGACTGACATAATCTGCGTGGTAATGTGTAGCACCATCAGTTATATCTAACAAGACTACATTAGAAATTAATGCTATAGTTGCAAGCTCTGTAATATCTTTATATTGTTTTATACTTCTTTTATTAATAGTGTCAGACTTACCATCACAATACCAACTAAACTGGCAACGATTACGAACAGGTATCAATTCGCCAGTGCCTTTCCAACTAGGTCTGTGTTCGCCTTGTTTAACAACTTCACATACTGTATTAGGAAATCGTGAATCTTTTACTCTATTCAAAGTAACAGCAATAACAGCATACCAACCGCCAGTGCTTTGATTTCGTGCCTCATGATATACATTGTCAGCAAGACAAGTTATTTCTTCTTGTGGTATATCAAAGTTTATTGTTTCATTATTTGTAAACATCTGTTCTGGAGCAGCAACAGAAAGACTTATCAAAACTACAAATTCAGTCAAGTTAATCATATTATATTTTTTTCCCAACATTCATCAGCAAACTGATACTCTAAACTATAGGCTTCCTTTTCCCAAGGCCAATCCCAATATCCACAATCTTTACTGATTAGGTTGTTTTTCCATTTGGGTTGGTCTAAACCATTCCAATCAGATATTTCCTTACGAGCATATTGTTTCACATGAATCATTTCGTGACAAATGGCAACAACCATATCCTTTATATTAAGTTTCTTATCTATCTCAATATAAAACTCACGATTATTATCACCAATCATACAATAGCCTGTTGCGTCATCTTGTATATTTGTTAGTTCAACATTAACTTGTAGTGTTCTGTGGCGGGGTAATAATTTCTTAATCATATACTTAATAACTGAATTACAGAGTTTTCTTTGATGTTTACTTCCACCAGAGATGTCAATAATATTCATTTTAAGAGATATTTCAATAATTGTCATTTTAAATTTCTCATCTAATTATTGAAATAAAGTGACCCAGTTGGCGTTTGAGATGAGAGAGAGAGAGTGCCAACTGAGTCATGACTTTTAATCTTTTTTTATCTTGTGTAACTATTATACTCCATTTATGAATCAATGTCAAGACATTTTAAGTATTATTTTTAAGACCTTAAATATCGAATCATTATTTCTGCAAGAGCTTTAAACCACCTTTCATCGTTACCTCTGGTGGTTTCTGCTGCAACTCCGATTCTAACTCCAGAGGTTTCAATAAAACCGCGAGTATCGTTAGGAACACCATTTTTATTTACAGTAATAGATTTTTGTTCTAGTAAATCTGCAAATTCACGACCACTATACTTTTCTTTATTCAAGTTAATAGTAAACATATGAGATTGTGTTCCACCAGATACTATTTCTACATCAGCATCTATGAATGTCTGTGCCATTATATTTGCATTAGCTATTACACGTTTAGTATATAACTGAAAGTCTGGTTGTAATGCTTCGTAGAAACATTGTGCTTTAGCGGCAATGATGTGCATCAGAGGCCCACCTTGAGTGCCGGGAAATACTGCACTGTTAATTTTATTACTGTATTCTTTATCGTTCCACAAAATCATACCACCGCGAGGGCCTCGTAAAGTTTTGTGTGTGGTGGTGGTTGCAACATCTGCATAAGGAAATGGATTAGGATATGATTTACCAGCAATGAGTCCAGAGTAGTGACTGATATCTGCAAGTAAGATTGCACCTACCGAGTCTGCCATTTTTCTGAATCGTTTCCAATCAATCACTCGACTATATGCACTTGCTCCTGCAATAATCATTTTAGGATTATTATCTAATACTAGTTTTTCTGCTTCATCATAATCAATAATTCCATCAGCATCAACGCCATAACTCTTAGTGACGAACCACTTACCACTTATGTTAACCTTCGCACCATGTGATAAGTGACCACCACTAGACAAGTCCATACTAACAATTAAATCGCCGGGCGTTAAGAATGTTTTGAATACCGCAAGATTTGCATTTGCACCACTGTGAGGCTGAACATTTGCAAAGTTACAACCAAATAATTTAGTTGCGTATTCAATGGCAAGGTCTTCTACCTTATCAACTTCATCGCAACCATTGTAGTATCTTTTGCCGGGCAAACCTTCTGCATACTTATTGGTTAAGATACTACCACACAATTCCATTACTTCTGGACTAGTGAAGTTCTCACTTGCGATTAGTTCTACCGTATTAAATTGACGAGCAGCCTCAGCAGTTACTATTTGTTCAATGCGGGGGTCAATAAACTTCTGCACATTCACACCTTTAGTTTATTTTAATCAACGAGTCCACTAGCAGAACGAGAACCTTGTGGATATACATCTGGTTCTGGAATCATAAAGTTTTCGTCCCAACCAAATGCTTCTTGGATTACCTTTGCAGATAGACCTTTATAAGCTTGATGTAGTTTTTTGTCTTTTGCAATAACTAAAAGTTTTGCTTCACTTTCGTGTAACGACTCTAGTAACTGAAAGAACATGTTTTCTTTCTGATGTTGTTTTGTTAGAGGGTCAGCGCCTTTGATGAAATGCCAAAGTTTCTTTGCTTCCATTGAAAGTACTGTATGATCTGTACCTTCGGGTGCATCATTAGGTGTGTATGGTGTTGCACCTTCTGGGAAGACCCATTCTTTTGTAGGGTCAAATGAAGCTTTCAGCAACATTCTTAATGCGTCAGTGTTGTGTTTTTGTAACAGTTGTACTTTCTGTGCTTTAGTTTTTGCTTTTCCTACTTTTTCAAGTATCTCTGAAAAGAGGGGTGTATATGTTTCTTCTGGCTTAGCCATGTTAAAATTCTCCAATTGTTTCAGTAAGATTTTTCAATCTTGATTGTATAAAATAATTTAATAGTTTACTACGGTCACCACAGGGAGCATTGTTAAAGACTTCATTAATTTCAGTCTCCAACTCAGATGGAATCTTATCAAGACTGATAAGAGTTTCATTCCTTTGGTAATTTCTTTTAACTTCATCAGGTAAATCATCAATATTTATATTCAACCAATTTTCAATCTTCTTTTTTGTTAAAGGTTTTTGTCTTAATCCATCGACAAAGGTGTTATCAGGTGATAGAACATTAGGTACTCCATCACTAGTGTCGCCTTTAAGTATATGCTCTTTTATATAGGTGTTTGGATTATACCCATTTACATACTTTTTAAGAATAGGTGAATATTGTTTTATATCAGGATACTTCTGTAACTGAATAAAGTCTTTATCGCCAGAGACAATCATAATTGGTTCTTGTTTGTTTTTTACAAGAGTAGCAATAATATCATCAGCCTCTGCACCATAAACTTCTAGGTACTTGTATGGTAGATTGTCTTTGAACTCTGCTTTAATTTTATTCAGAACCTCAAAGATTGAATCCCAATCCAAGTCAGATTTCTCTCTACCCTTTCTACGACTTGCTTTGTAGTTCGGGAAGAAATCACGGCGCCAGTAATGTTTGGAATCATATGCAAGTACAACCTCGCCATATTCCTCAGTAAACTGACTACGATACATACGAACCGAGTTAAGAATCATGTGTCTTACCATATTCTCATCTGGTTCTTTTGATTTAGTCATATTCAAATGCATCATTAGACTAGCTACTGTGATTTGATTCATATCAATAATAATCATATTTTATAATGAGCATTGAAGCTCATACTCCTTCTTTCACCATCAGAATAAAATGGATAAACAGAATGTTTTAACCAAGATGGGAATATTAACATCATTCCGACTTCTGGAACAAATTTAAGATTGTCACTCCTAAAGTCAGACTTTTCGCCATACATAAATTCAATAAGGCCTGTTGATGGATAGTGGTCTTTAAATTCTTTTGCATTTTCCTCACCCATACCTTCTGGTATTTTGAGATAAATAACACCAGAGAAATTACCACTGTGTGTATGCCATGGATTGTATTCGTGTTTGTATTGACTTACAATCCAACTCTGTGCAAGATGGATATTGTCAATGGTTGGTTTTATGCCTTTCGACATCTTAGTCCAACCATATGCACGATTAGAATCTTCCATGTGTTCTAGGTAGGTCAGGCACCCTTTTTTTAGTGTGTCTGATAGGAACTTAGATTCTTTTTTGTCGTATACAGGAATCTTTACTTCCTTTGATACCTTACCAACAAGGTTATCAGAGAAATCAAATTTCTTGGAAAGACTCTCATCTCCCAATACGGCATCACCAGCATTATTAACCAAAGTAATAAATTCTTCTGGCACTTCAAATTGTAAAATTGTAGGACTAAAATTTTGCCATACAATAGGTTCAGCTGTTAGGTTCATCTTCACTTTCTTCTATAATTTCTAATATGTCTGTTAAAATATCTACATCAATTTCAGCGAAAGGAACCTTTACGCCTTCTGTATCAACAATCATTGATTTTGCAATCAATAAACTCACAGGGTGGTTATAACCAAAATGCCTGTAGAGTATAGATTTTAATACTTCATTCATATACCCAACTTCACCTATGAATTCTTCAGATGAAATGTCAACACCATTTTCTGAAAGATTATGAATCATAGGAATCATAAGTCCTTCAGTGACTTCACCTATGAATTGCATATCATCTGCTAGTCTTGAACTTTTCTCGGTCAATGGTTTAACATCAGGGTGAGTCCACGGCCCTTTGATTATATTGTTGTCTAACCCTTTGGTACTATCGTCACCCATTTGATACGCCCCTGTTGGTATTCACCATAAAACATATCTATCCAATATCCATTTTTGAGGTAACTATTTAAATTACGAATATAACCTTCGTGATTAGCAACCTTTGCAATAGAACCAGATACACTTCTTCGTACATTACTTTTTTCTTCAGCTAACAATCCTTTCTGGGTCTTAATCCACTCCTTTATTTTGTTAGGATGAAGATAATAGTCTTCTGGTAAATTTAATAGTGATTTGTGTATAGATGAATTCTTGGCGGGTGCTTTTGCTGCTCTTGCCAAAGCAAGTCGTTCAATAGCTGCCGCTCTTTGTTCTGGAGTCATAGGTTTACGAGGTTTGCGTTTTTTAGGTTCAACCCAACCATCATTAACCGTAGTAGTTATTTTTTTCTTAGTCATATTTCATCTCTCATCTTTAACTTGTATAGCCATTATAACACAATCTTATCAAGAAGTCAATACCTTAATTAACTTCATCTAAAGAAACTATCTCTTTTACACCATCTTTATTAATTCTCATTTTAATAAAGTGTTGTTCTTCAAGAACTTTCAATAAACTTTCAGTGACAGGTGCAATCGCAGCCTTTCTGCCCCAGATGAATGTACAAATACCAAAACATAAAGTAATTATAAATGCAACATTTGAATCAATCATTACATATTCCTTTTAGTTTGTTTAATGATTTCATCAATCGTGCTATCGAAATCTTTAAATTGTTTTTGTGCAGCAGATTTAATGGTATCCCAAGTTTCATACTTTTCACTGTTTAAGTGATCGTTAATAAATTCTTCGATATCCATTACTTGATTTTTGATTTTACTCATCTTTAAAACCTTTTTTTATCTTACTTATCTATAGTATCATAAAATTTAGGATTTGTCAAGGGTCTTTTCTTTAATTGTTAAATTATTTAGGAAGAACTCCATGTAAAGGTCTTCATTAAGTATCTGATAACCATTACTAGTGCCATAAGTTTTGATGTGAGTGTATATTCTTTTATGTGAGTATTTATTCCACATATCTACCCACCACTCGATAGGTTTTAGTGTACAGTGTGCATTTTCTCCATTTGGTAAAATTGCAATAGCTGGTTGGGTGCTGATTGCAAGAAAAACAAATTTATCTGCTCTTTTAGAAATCATATCAAATGTTTCTGGAATTTGTTCTTCTGGAATGTGTTCCATTACATCAGTAGAGAATACTCCATCAAATGGGCCGTCAGGTAGTAGTTCAAACTCTGGTACTGCTGGGTCATACAAAGAGGGCATGACACCCATTTCTTCGTGATGTTTCCATTCAGAATATTGTTTACCCTTACCACAACCAAAATCTAGTAAAGTTTCTGGATTTATGTCACGAATCAAGTCCATGATATGATGTAATTGTGGTTTTAAGTTATTGCCGGGATAATGAGTATTCCGGTCTGCGTGATAAGATTTATATTGTTCGATCCACTCGTTCATTATTATGTATCCTCAAATGTTCTTTTAACATCTTTGAACTTCCTATTCTAACATTGATAATGCCATTATAGTATTCGTCAGACTCTAAAACCCTTCGATCAAATTGTTCTTTTGCTTCTAAGTAACTTAGTATTCCTCTACTCGAACAAAAGTATAAAATTTCTCTAGTGAATTTATCTTCACCGAAAGACAAAACATCAGCGTTTAAGTGGTCAGAAGAACCCCAATAGTCCTTCCAATCACTTTCTTTTGTTGAACGCCTTTTTCTTGTCTTACCTTTAAGTGGTGGTCTGGTAACTTTAAACCTCGCGAGCTTCTTACCAATATACTTTCTATTATTAGCAAGGTTGGTTATAAGATAGACAAATCCTTCACAACCTTCTGGAAGTTCTTGAATTATCTTACCATCATGTGTCCACTTTGTCGGAATTGGTAACAACCCCATCGCGTTTTTCATTATCTTTTTCCCAAAAATACAATCTCAGAATAAAATGTTCTGTATTATTTATGGGTTTTAATTTAACGCTTTTTCTACCACATCAGTTACCAGATGTAGTCATCATCATCCTCTAGTTCGTCTATCAAATCTTGGTTTAATTCCTTTCCACAGAATGGACAGAACTCTAATTTATATACAGTAGTGTCCATGTCATGTTTGAAATGGAATTCAGCTTCGCATGAGTCACATACAATGACCCTTACTACCCGCATCATTATTGAATTTCACAAAAACCAGCAACACAAGCTAATTCTTGAGCGCCAATTGTCATATCCTTTGATTCATATTCAGATAATTTAGACCAATCTACATTCTTAGGCATTTGTTTCAATAAAATGTCATACCCCTCTTTATCGGTATCTTGATAAGGCGCTTGTTGATATGAATGTTCACTAAATGGTAAGAATGATACTCCAGACATGTAATCAAAATATTTGTAAACCCATGCGCCAACTTCCATCCATTCTTCTTCTTTAACGGAAATTGTAACGGAAGGCTTGTGCTCACACCAATGTTTTTGGTATATTAACCACAATTCTAATTGTTCAATTGCGTTCATATCTTGTCTGAATACTGCGCCTCTATCTACTTTATGAGGAAAAGAGAACACAGCAGTATTGCTTGGATTTATTACATCATCTTCAACAGGGAAACCTTCGTCTGTCATCATCAAAGTAAGTGGATCCTTTTTATCACCGCGAACTGTGCGTATGTAGTAAGGATTGTGACGAGCATGAATACCAGATGCAGAATTAACTAGCTGTGATACTGTACCACTTGGTTTGACACAAGTAATTGCTACAGATTGTGGAATGTCTAATTTCTTAGACCAAATTTTATTAGTGTCTATTGCGACATTTTTAAGTTTTTCAAGTAATACATCAAGACCTTTTGACTTACCATTTGTTAACTTACAATCCATAATACCTGTTAGAGATACACCAAGTAGTCTTTCTTCTGAACAATTTTTCTTCCATGCGGCACTAACATACTTGAAGTTAGTCAAAGTTGATTGGAATGTACCAAGAATGGCAGCCAGTCTTACTTTCTCTATTAAAGTTTCTTCAGTATCATTCGATCTGATAACTGCTTCACTTAAATTGCAAAATTCTCTATCTCGCAATATTATCTCGCTGCAAGGATTTACGCCAAAGTGGTGCCCTTCGGTGGTTCTACGACCACTAGCTTCGGCTATTCTGTTAGCACTTTCACGATTAAAGATACCACGTTCTCCAGATTTAGATTCATAGAGTGCGTTCCACTCACTCATAAAGATACCCATTTCTGGTTTCTCTGTATAACAAGCAGAGTTATTAGCTAAGGCGCGTTGAGGATTTTCTGTCCACCATTGTCCAGATTTAGCATGACGCATACGATCATCTGAAAGATTTGAAAGACTAATGAGAGCAGACCTACGAACACCGCCAACTACCACTACTTCAGCAATTTTACAAACAATGTCATGACATTCTAGTGAGGACAACTTACGTCCAGCAGAACTACCAAGTACATTGACTACAAAATTAAATAATGACTCTAGTGGTGCAGGGCCCGAAGCACGACCACCAAAAGTTTTAAGTGGAGCACCAGCAGGACGGATTTTAGATAAATCCCATCGTGGAATCTGACCAATATACAACATACCCATCAGTTCTTTAAATGCTTTTGCCCAACCCATTTTACTATCTGCAACAGTAATAACAGTATCAGATGCATGGAACTCCTCTGCTACTTTTGGAAGTTCAGATGTAAATTGTCTTTCAACAGAAAAACCAACTCCAGTTCCATTCATAAGAACATAAAGGATTTCATCAAACGCTTGAATACGATTTACTGCAACGTATGAGCAATTGTATCCAGCGATGTTCTCCCTCTTGAGCGCCTCTCCTGCGGTCATTAAGCAACGCATAGAGGGCATAACTTTTTGTCCTAGTACGGCAAGTTCAAGTTCATCTCTATCTTTTTTTGTAATTTCAAATCCTGTCATTTCCTGTACATGAACATCAAAGAAATCAAAGTATCTTGAAACAGTTTCATTCCAAGTTTCTCTGCGACCTTTTTCTGGTAGCCATCGAGAGTATCTTGATAGGTGAATGAATTCTTGGTATGAGGTTGGTAAAAAATTATCGGGCATTTCGTCTTCTCCATTGTGTGAATTTTATCTTGGCCATGTTGCCTTGATAAGAATTATTGTTTATTATTGTCTGTACTTCTTCTTTAGTAAGTCCAGATAGTATCATATCGTTTATATCTTTTTCTTTCAAATCATCAGGCCATAACACTACATTATAACCCATGTATATTGTCTTCTCTATTTGTTTCAATATCTCGACATTGCGTCTTTCGTTATCAAAAATAATAGTTGTATTCTCTACAGGTAATCTACTAAAATCAGCACCACCGACAGCAACACAATTGTCCAAAAACATAGAGTCAATGGGCCCTTCGGTTACTTGTATTGGTTTTGTAGAGTCTAGTCTATTAAGACCGTAGATTTTATCTTTGTCTGGGTCAAGAGTGATGGTAATATACTTTGGTATTTCATTACCAAATGCCCTCCCTTGAAACGCAAACATTTTACTATTCTCATCAAAGAATGGAATTACCAATCTAGGGTGATCCCCATTCAAAGAAGCGAATTTGTTAGGTACAACAGTATTGACCCAAGTATAAAACTTTGGAGCAAAGAACAACTCAAAATGAACTGTAGAAGGGATTTGTCGATTCATCACAAATTTCTTAACAGGATGGTCATGACTTAATGACGATATCTTTTTAAGTGATTTGAGTGGTGAAGGCCCCTTCATGAATTTAGGTTGAGTGAATTTTCCAATGTCTGGAAGTTCTGGTTCATTCTTTTTGTATCTCTCCATTATATAGTCATTGTAAATTTTAGGGTCAATGTGTTTCAGTAAATTACTGAACGATGCTCCTACGCCACAGTTATGACACTTATATATAAGATTCAATTCTTTACGGAAAATAAAACCACGAGCTTTGGTAGAAGACTTTTGAGAATCTCCACAGTAAGGACAACGAAAATTGTACAGGCAGTCTCCTGTCTTTTTAAATCGCTGCAATTGCGATGACGCAATCATTAGATATTTTTTTTCTATATACATGGTGTAATTATAACTCAATTAGAGGTAGATGTCAACCCCAAATAGGCATTTTTTGAATAATAAATCCGAGTACTATAGAACCACCGATAATTATCCAACGCCACTTTTCAAGAATACCAACTCGGTTGTTTAGGTCGTCCCTAAGCATCTGTTGATTGATAGCATCTTGTTTACTATGTTCTGACATTATATCAGTAAGTTCTTTATAGTTTGTAGTAATACGAGAGTGTAGTTCTCTAATGTCTGTTGTAAATTCTAAATTGGCACGATTAGCAACTTCTTCTTGATTAGCTATCCTTTCTTCATGCACAGCCAACATACGATTGACCGATGAAGACACATCAGTAATCCTTTCAATAGCGGTATCAAGACGATTAAATATTAATTTTATATCAGCAACTTCTTTTTTAAGAATTGCCACCTCTGTTGTGATTTCATTACTCATCTTTTTTACCTTTAAAGTGTTATTTAGTATACTATGTATCTACGATATTGTCAATAGGTGAATAAATTTTAATAAGTTCCTCTTTACCCTTAACTTTAATCTCACCAATATTTTTACTTGGCATAGTATCAGGTAGTTGTTCCATAGTATAACTAGAATAGATTGTTGGATAATCTTTATAATCTCCTCTAGCGGCAGTTGCTTCTAATCGTGCAGCAAGGTTGACAGAATCACCAATGACTGAATAGTCAAATCTGGTGGTACTACCCATATTGCCTACAATACATGTTCCTGTATTAACACCACTACCAATATTAATCTCTGGTAATCCTTTCTCTTTCCACGCAGTCTTTAGGTTCTCAGTTTCTATTGCACACTCCACAGATGTACGAACCGCTAACTCTGCATGGTTCTCACAATCTAATGGTGCGTTCCAGAAAGCCATGATGCAATCGCCCATGTATTTATCAACCGTACCACCATTATTCAATACTATCTTGGTCATGCGGTCTAGGTAATCATTGATACACTCAACTAATCCTTCTGGGTCATCATTGTTCTTATAGTGTTCTGATATAGGAGTGAATCCAACAATGTCCATAAAGAGAAAACTCATCTCTCTGCGTTCACCACCAAGTTTCAGTGCGTCTGGATTCTTCTGTAAAATAGCAACCTGTCGTGGATCAAGGTAATGTTCAAATTGTTTCTTAATCTGTTGGCGTAATCTAAATTCTTCCATAAACCGCAGAAATGCAGAAACAGACCAAACTACAAACATTGTCAATACAGGATATGACCAATCAATTAGGTAGCTGTATTCAGTAAATAAGTATGAACTGCCGTAATAAGTCCCTGCAAGAAATATTGGTAATAGTGTTGCACCAACATACCAACTTAGTGTTAACACCACTACTGTTAGTATCAATGATAACACTAAAGACACTGAAAGCTCTGCTAAATCAGTCCAGAAGGGTCTTGTGATGTTCCTTCCTGCAATCATAGTTGTTACAGAGGCAGCAATCAAATCGTGACTTGGAATTACACCCACTGGGGTTGCAACTGGATTATCTATTCCAGATGCCGTAGGTGAAAGAATAACAATCTTTCCTACAAATGAATCATCGTCTGTTAATTTGTTTAGTGCATAGGTTTTTGTTTTCCATTTGAAATCAATCCAAATAGCACCATTGGCATCAGTCAGTATCTTTTTGTATTTTGGTATGCGTAATGCTTCCACACCACCCTCACCAGTTTTCATCTGATAACTAATATCTCCAGCAGCTGTTCTTAGTATCTCCATAGACAGAGATGGATACAGTTGTCCATCTATTTGAATCACCAAAGGCATCCTACGAACCACACCATCATTCTCTGGAGCAATAAGCATCATACCAACACCTATTGCAGATTTTGAAAATGGTTCTATGGGGCCGACTGCACCACTATAATTGTATATCCATTGTTGCCAAGGCATACCTATCGCGGCAACACCTCTGGGTACAGGATTTCCTTTAGTTTGATTTGCTGGGATTTGTCCTATGATGGTTGGAGTTTTTCTCAACATCTCATCAAATTGTGCATCACCACCTAATCTATCTTTGTCTGCAAACAATATGGGTAATACAACAATTGAAGCACCCTTGCGATATAGACTTTCAATGTCCTTTGCAAGTTTATCTCTTGGCCAAGGCCACTGACCATATTCTCTTACCGAAGCATTATCTATTTCTACTGTCACGACATCAGGAGCGATTGTTTCTTGTTGTGTTCTTTGATGTTGGTCTAGTGCTTTCAACCTTACCATCTCAAAGAACCAAAGGTCTGAAAAACGAATAACACAAAAGAATAAAATAACAGAAATAGCTATAATCCACTTTTTCATTTTAATTTCCTTGTGTCAAGGATACACCACAACCGCCAGATGATTGACAGTTCTGTGTTAGAGAGTATGATTGATTTGTACCACCTTGTTGAACCAAATTCAAATTAGTAGGATAACTGCCGGTTAAATCTACAGTAGCAGTATGTGTTCCACTGTCTTTTTGAACAACAGATTGTGAACCACCATCAGTCCTTACAGTCATATATAAGGTTTTGTTACCATTTCCGTTTTGTTTAACAAACATATTATTATTTTCTCCACCGTATGTGTATAGTCGAATAGAATGGTCTGCATTACCTGATCCTGTTTGTTGTCCTATCTTGATATTATTTCCACCAGAATGTAGGTCTAGGTTAGTTGTGTGACCACCATACTCTGATGTAGTTCCAGAACAAGTTGTATCAGAGCTACTAGTAAAGGTTGCGCCCTGACAGACATGAACATTATTATTATTGCTTTTTATATGAAATCCAACTCTGTTTGAATCAGAACCATTGGTGTTGTTCTGTTCAATTTTTATATTGTTATTTACTCCGTCCAAGTCACCACCCCAAGCTCGACCAGAACCCCAGTAGGAAATCCAACTGACTGTGTTATTGTTTCCTTCTTGGTCAATATCAAGTGTGTTGTCGTCATGGGCCATTGTTAAATTGACAGCGTTGTTCTGGCCATCTTGACTGACATTTATTGTTGTATCATCACTGGTAGTAATTTGTTCTATGAATACACTGTTTCCAGCATAAACAATACTACTCAGACTGATAGATAGTAATAGTGTTATCAGTTTCATCATCGGATGTTATCTCTGGTACAGGTATTCCCTGTTGTGTTAAATTAATTCTATATCCCCAATCTGCATTTAATCTTAAATGAATATTACCATTTCCCACTTGACGAATTATCTCAAGTCGCGAACCATCACGAATCGTATTAACTTGAGTTGATTTATTGAAACCGCTTGTCCTACCATCTACCAGTTCTCTCTGAGCGGTTAGTGCAATTAATTGGTCTAGCACATTCATTAATAAATCAACATCTAAAGGATTAATGTCTAGTTCAGTAAATTCTAATTTATCTTCGTCTAATTGGTTTTTGTCTAACTCTCTAAATTCTAAAAAATCTATGTCTAATAAGTTTATTGTAATTTTAGAACTTTTAATTATTTTTAAAAGTTTTTCTTTGGGTGGTTTAATAATTAACAAATTATTAATTTGGTCTAAAGTTAAATCAAGTATAACTGGCTTTGAGGGATTAGATTCTCCATTTATAACTAATGTAGATTCAAATGCTTGGGTTAGAAAAACCTGTCCTGCATCACTTTCTACTGATATCTTACCCACTGTTCCATCTGCATTGGGAAGTAGAATAATGAGAGACTTTCCAACCTCATCAACAGTCATACTAAAAGCAGTTCCAAGAACACCTATTCGTGCAGTTGGAGTGCGAATATCAACATTCTGAGAATTTAGTTTTGCAATATTACCACTTGCATATCTAACTGTTCCCAGTGCAACATTCATTACAAGTTTAGACCCTGTTTTAGAATTTGGGTCATACACAAAATCATCTATTACTAATGAGCTATGTGGACTTATTGCCACATTTGTATCATCAATAAATTTTATTCCAACATTACCATTTCCTGTACGGACATTATCTTTGTATTCAATGGCAGAGTTTTCTTCTAAAACAAGTTTATTCTCTGCCCTTTCTACCGAAGCATTGCCTTTTTGTTTTACTACATTACCAATAGTTTCCGATAAAACAATATTGTTAACCGAAATCAATAGTGTAAAACTAATCGTCCATAGTAACCGTAACATTGTGTCCTGCCCCAACAGTTGTCATCTGAACAGTACCATCATAAGCACCATCCTGTGTAATACTGAACTGACCAGATGCTCCTGTATGATGCAAGGTTGTATCTTGATCTGCTGCTCCAGTGTGTGTAGAAGTGACCGTATTAGAGTTACCTATTAACGTAATACTTGTTACTTTCTTATCACTACCCGCTAGTGATGCGGTACTGTTTTCATTGATGGTGACGGTATTGCTATCACCTTGAGCAACCAAATCAATATCTGCATCATCAGTTGAAGCCGAACTACCTACATTAACAGTAGTTGTGTTTGAACTACCTGTAAGCGTTTGAATAATACTGTTGTCAGCAGACGCTGAGTTTGCACCAACCGATACAGTAGATGCATTACTATTACCAGCTTGTCTAAGAGTAAACTGTTGAGTTGCACCAACTACTGATGCTGCAATTGTGTTACTATTACCAATCTGGTCAATGTCTAGTGTTTGGTTATCACCTGTTAAAGTGACCACCGTTCCAGAAACACCAAACTTGTTGGTTTGTCCGTCTTGATTAATATTTGCAGTAAGGCTTGCACCTGACTGTGTAATGTATACATCGCTCGCATAACCCACACTCATCATAACAAAGTAAGCGAGAATTGTAAGTATGCTATTTTTCATTTTATCTCTCCTATTTGAGTTTCCATAATGCGTTTTCTATTCCTCTTTCAATCAATTGGTTTACTGCGTGTTCTATTGCTTTACGAACCGCATAAGTTGTCGATTCATTCTCAGTAGTTCCAGCTTCAATTTCGATTAATTCAGTACCCATATCTAAAAACTTAAATACATTCATACCAACTTTAGTACTTAATATAGTCTTTTGTGAACTTACCGCAAGTAACACCTCACCAGTTTGTACAGATATTAATCGTAATGAAACCGATACCATATCTCTACGATATTGGTCACGAATACCTATACCTAAATATCTCGAACCAACACCACCTGTTTCTATATTGGTATCGTAACCAATGATACCACCACTTATAAGAACACCAGCAAACAATAAAGGTCTAACTTTTTCTGACTTATCTCCGTCATAAGTTGCTCTTGTGTTTCTTATGATTTGTCGTTCCTTTAAAAGATAGTCTAAATCCATCCTTTCAACAACAGTAAACCATTCACCATTACCCGCAGTTTTAAGTGCTTGTACTAATAATGTTCCTGATCCCTGTGTGACTGCTGTGCTTAATGAGGCAAGGTTGTCACTGGGCTTTCTTTGACCTGTTTGGTCATTAAACTGGTAAACAGCAATCTCAACCTTCCTTTCGGGGGGTCGATAATTTTTTAACTTGTTCGTCATTGGTGTAGATGTGGCTGTTTCCATCACTTCGTATGTTGTACAACCACCTAAACTAAAAAGTAAAATCACCAATAGGAACTGTAATAACTGTTTCACTTCCATTTGCATCCAATATTGTTAATGCTACATTGTCTGTATCTTTAATATAGCTGATTGTAGTACCCTCAAATGTGACTGTTCCATTCTGATTGGAATTTTCTCCAAACATACTATCCACAAGTTGTTTCGACAGTTGAGCGTAAATTCTTGATTCTACATTCTTTATAAACTTTGACTGATTTGTATTTGCAAGATTTCTCTCAAGTTCTCTAGCAGCTGCTGCTTTCTTTTCTTTGTTTGCTTTCACACGAGAATATTCTTGATTCTCGATAGTAAGAACATGGGAACTATATCCCACTCCACTGAAGGCAGGAGAAACCCACTGGTGAGTCAGGTCAGTAGAATTAGCGTTCATACTAAAAAATACTATTAATATAGTTATTAGACTATGAATTTTCATTAGCCCTTCTTCCCCCTCTTTCCTTCTTTGTGTAATTGTTCGGTTTCAAGTTTTTCTTTAATTTCGTCTTGTAGTTTGTCTTTTTCTCTGTATTCCAAAACAACATTTACCTTTTGTTGCAATCGTATCATATCATTATCTAACATACGATTTTGGTCTATACATTTTATGAGAGCCATGTGCATTGCATCTAACTCTGGTTGAATGTTATTACTAATAAATGCCCATATGTAATATATGAAATATCCCATACCGACAGCCATAACAACTGGAAACCCAAATTCAGCAATTAGTGTTCCTATGTCTTGCATTAATCTCGCCTCACATCAAGCTTACCATCTTCTTTGAAGTTTTCAGCACGAGCAATACGATTAATGTCGGGAGTCACTCCTAAAGCAGAACTAACTAATAAATCAATTTTTATCAACTCATTACATCCCACTCTCGCACGATCTTCGAGCATTTTACAAAACATAGTCAGAGTTTTTATTTGGTCAATTATACCTTCAAGTATTTGTTTTAATACCATGAATATAAAAAATCCCATTAATATTGCTACCGCAATTGGAACTCCGACTTCAGCAATTAGAGTAAATACATCCATAGCTTACAGCCTCTTTTTAACTATTTATAAGATTCGGAAAGGATACTTGGTATATATGGGATAAAATGGTGCCGATAAAAAAGTCTCCATTAAAAATAACAGAGACTTTATTTCGTATTTAAGTTGTGGTAATTACTTAACTTTAGCGTTTACTTTGCGGTGTTTGTTCCATGCAGCGAACCCACCTAATCTTAATGCCCAATATGCGAGATAGTTCATGACTTTAAATCCATTGATTTCTATATTTATATCTCTAAACATCTTATCAGATTCTTTTTGTGTAAGCTTACCATAAGTACCTTTTGCATTTTTCTTCAGTGTTTCATATTTATACGCATAGTCATGGACTAGTCCACCCATCAACAGAACTCCTGTTGGGGATAACCATGTGTGTAAAAACTTAGGAATAGATGCACCATCAAACTGAAACCCTTTAGGGATTATGTATTGAACTCCATTAAGCTTAAATACAAACTTCTTTGCGATTATCCAATTACGACTTCCGGTCATCCACATCCAGATTGCACCCCAAAATCCTTTATCCTTTGTTGCAATAGGAATAGGTATCATGTGTGGCATTTCTGAATATTCAAACACATGGGAATCTTTACAAAGACATTCCTTGTCATCAAACAAATTAATAATCCAACCAATAATAATTATAATACCAACAACTGTAAACTGCCACCATGTGACTAGTTGTTGTAGAATAAAGTCTGTTATTTCAATCTGTGTCATTTGTCCGTTTCCCCTATTGCTGTTGGTGCTACAGCACCCTCATAGTAAACAATAATTTGTTTTTGTTGTTCTATGTAACGTCTTAATTCTGAGAAATTTAAACTCAAATTCTCATAGTCTTTTACAGATAAAGCAATGTATGCATCAGCACCATTCTTTTTCTCAAAATCTGATATAAACTTATCATAGTTTAATTTTGAAACTACATAAATTTTTACATCATTAAGCTGTACTTTCTTTGGGTGTGTTGCTATTGGAACAGTTGTTTTAACAGTATTAGTTACTGTTATTACTTTCGATTCCGGCAGATACTTGCTCATCATGCTGCACCCCGACAGTATTGTCAGTGAGAGCAGTAAGATCAACCCATAACTTATTTGTCGCATTTTGCATCCTCTTTTCAATCAGCCCCGGCTTCTTATTTGCTAAGTGGGTTAGATTGTGTTTCTGTAATGTAGATCGGAGTTCATCTCCGTATTTTTCTGCTTGTTGCAAACTAGCTTGTAGTTTAGAATTTAGTTTTGCATTTTGAACTGCACTTTCTTCAAGTGTCTTAACACTTGCTTCACTAATCTGCACAGCAACTTCTAGTTTTGCATTGTTTTCACGCAATGTCGCTATCGTTGCTTGAGTTGTATCATAGTAATACTTAGCACTCAAACCAGCAGCACTAATGATTCCCACTAAAATAATTATTGCATATAATTTAAACATATTTATTCAGATTTCCAAATTGACCATGCGCCATAAGCAATCGCTCCGTATGCAGCAAGTGAAGCAAAAGGGCCTGCTATGAGTATAACTACACCGACTACAATCAACGCAGCTCCATTCCAAGTAGTTCTTTCTTCTACTCTATCCTTTACCCAATCAATCATACTATTCTCCTTTTTCTTTTGTAATCTTTTTCATTTTTTCTATGTATGCACGATAAACAGCAGCCTCTGCGCCTTTACCCATTTCTTTTGCTCTTTGTTCCATTGCAATTGCAGCTTGTATCTTATGTGCATGGGTTTTACCAGAACCCTTTATCTTAGTTACACTACTCTTTGCATCTTTAACAGTTGCAAACTTCAATCCCTGTATTGTTCCTTTTGGATTTTCATCTGTGTATAAGTCAGAATGTTTATCACTTCCTGCTGGTTGTCCTTTTTTTCTAGGTATTCTAGGTACTTCTTTAATCTGTTCAAAACTCAACTTTGGCCCAGATGTCTGGAAGTTCTTTTTTCTCATTACTGTCTTTGCAACGAGTTCCAGTTTCCCACCCTTTAGATTTAATGCAAAAGGCATGTTGATATTAGTTTTCATATCATTGATTACTGCTTGAGCATCAGGCCCTAATTTTACAATACTTTTACCATACTTTTTGTAAGACTGTTTGAACAATCTTGTTAGTTCTGCTGAAGTGATTTGTTTAACATTCCTTGAATCATTAACTCTATCCAAAAAATGTCTGGTGAACTCTACATCAATACCTAGAGATGCAAATATTTTATCTGCATATCTTTCAATTTGGTCTAGGTCTGATTTTTTGACTTGTTTTTCATCAGCTGCATTTAGGTCACCAACAGGATGCATCTTATCTAATGCAGGCCCAAAAGAATTTTCATCTAGGTGAGTTAAAAAGGTTTTCATAGGAAAACTATCTCATTTTTACCATTTTCATTACCGCAGAAGCTGCCGCCATGAATTGTTTTTTATTACCATTAATCATTTTGGTAAGTTTTGCTTTATTGTCAGCATTAACTTTATTCATAACTTGAACAAGTGCAGATGCAGTAAACAAATCTACCTTCAATGAACCATCTTTTAACTTGATACTTTTATTCTGTTTTCTTTTAACAATATCTTTCAGAACATCTAGATTATCTTCTACAAGAAATGATTCACGATTAAACTCACCGATTGATTCTTGAACTTTTTCAACAAACTTAGATTTTTTAGCATTTTCTCTTTTCATTCTTTTTGCTTCTAATCTTGCTTTATGTTCTTTGTATGCTTTAGTTCTGGCATCGAGCAGAGAGTGTTTTTTCTTTTTTCTCATTCCTGTAGGATTCATGTCTACACCACTACCTTGACCGGCAAAGTTCGTAGGAACATCTTCATCTATATCTTGACCAGTGTAAGCACTGACCTCTTTCCATTTAGCTGTCATCTTTTAAATCCTCTAAACTTACATATATTTTTTCTTGACTTTTAATGTGAACAACAGGGAAAATTTCAACACCCAAAATTGTATCTACAGGAGCTTCGTCCTCAAAGGCAACAACCTTATCACCTTTTTTAGCAGATAGTTCTTCTTCCTCTGTATTTAGTATATCGTTACTTAGTACATAATTTCCTTTGGGTAAAACCTCACCAAAACCAATTACATCTTCACTAATACTATTATCTAGTGTAACACCTTCTTCTTTGAGAAACTTCATAAACTCTTTCTCAAACACATGTGGGTCATCTACTGATTCTTTGAATGTATCTTTCAGTAGGAATAATGCAGCAGCATAAGTACCAACCTTTGTTCTGAGGCCCGGCACTTTATTAAAAATCTTTTTTATATTAAAAACTAATTTATGCAGAATTGTATATGCATTTTTTTGTTCTGTTGTTGCAAGGTCGACCAGAGGTTGTGTAGATTTGGGTTTCTTAACACGATTACCATCGGCATCAATGATTCCTAGCTTAAACGCATCCGTTTTTGAAAACGGAGTTGTAAGTAATTTTAGAAATCTATAGGTTACAAATAAATCTATCGCCCTACCCATTACAGTTCCTTCAATGTTTCATAGACATTCTTGTCTATTTTTATATGGTCTAACTCATCTTCCCTAAGAATATTTAGGAATAATAAAAATGCTTTCATCGCAGGCCAGTATTCATCTTGTATCTTAAATAACAAGAGTGTAGCACAGGCATCTGAACCAAAAACATTATGCAAGACAATAATATGATTCAACAACAACCTTTCTTTAAGTATTCCTGTATCATTATATTTTCTCAAAAGTCGTTTAATATATTTAAACCTTTTGAGATCATCTTCAAATTCTTTTTCCCCTTCGCAATGTGGATTATCATAATGCCTTATGGCATACATATAAACATTGTCTGAGGTTATCGTTTCATACATCAGCCTAGGCTGGCGTAAACTTTACACGATTGATTTCTTGGCATCATTTCATATTCAATCTTCAAACTTAGTCCACCTTCTACAATATGGGAAATTCCATCGTCATTAATAAATTCATCGTATGGGGTATTTTCGTCTTTACCAAATCTACCACCAAATCGTGATAGTGGAAGATCGAACTTACCACCTTGTCCTTCCATAGCCGGAACTGCACCAAAATCTAAACCTATTTTGTTCATAGAACCTTTAAGTCTGTGAATGGCGTGTTCTGGTGAAAGATATTCCATGTTACCAATTTGACCAACTATTGCGTTAATTCTTTTGCGAACAGCAGGATTTGCTAAATCAGCAGGATTAGATTCAACACTACCACCTAAGTTACTTGGATTTTCTCCAACAGGCCCAGTGGGGAAACCAGTGTCCTCTGTTACAAATTTTTTAAAAGATTTCATTCTTGTATCCTTTTCCTATCACCCTTAGTAAAAAAGGGGAGAGAGATATGTTCCCTCTCCCCAGTACTATTTAGTAAGTTAATACTAAGACTTATCCATCTAAAGATTAGTCTTGAGCAACTTCAGCAACACCTGTATCTGCGGCAGCAGCATGAGATGCCAATAAGAACCATGAGGTTCCCATCCAAATACACGTTACTGTATCACCAACAGTTGCAAAGTCGATATCTACGAAACCAGTAGCATCAGTTGGAGTCATTTCAGAAGTACCACCGTCTGTATCGTGAACGATGATTTTGATTTGACCCACTACTGTTCCATCAGCAAGAGTAGTAGCAACAGAACCAGTAGTCTGTAACGTAGTAATAGCAGTAGTTGCGTTAGCAATTGTTACAGAGTTATCAGCCATATCTTGAACTGAATTTGAAAATCCAATAAAAGTAGGTAGGTTGTTTACAAAGTTTGTTACAGAAATTTTCTTGTTAATTGGTGTTCCTGTAGGATCATCAACAACATGAAGTAAATCTGCTCCGGCGATTCCTGTGGAAAGGTCGGTTAGTGCCGTAATTTTCTTATCAGCCATTTTAATAGTCTCCTTTGACTAGCGTTATATTAACCCCATTACTACGTTGTTTTGGGGAATGTTACTGTCGGCATTATTTCCGACATCACCTGAGTCATCTGAACTAGGTTCGTTTGGCTCGTCATCATTAAATTCTTCTAGGAAATTCAAGCATTGTTGTTTTGCACCATTCAGTGCGTTCATCAATGCAATCGTATCCGTCTTTTGCTTTTCTAATTCTTGAAGTTGCTGATTTACTTTTTGTATGTCAGCGTCAAGAACAGATAATCTATTTTCAATTTTAGACTTTTCTAGCATAATGTATTCTCTATTTATAACGAAAAATGATGACCACCCGAAAGTGGTCATTATTCAACTACTATTGGTCAGCAAAATCTGGAACAGTAGCACTTCCAACAAATCCAGACAAATGATATACTGTTGTAGAAACACCAGTAAGTGTGACTTCAAATCTATCTGGTAATCTAATACCTAAAATTGAATTTGAGTCATTGTCTGAAAAAGCAACTGCATTAGTGTTACCATCGGTGTCAAAATGTGTTAGACTACCTTTAAAGAATACACTATTATCAGTTGCAACAGTAGAAATGATAATATCATGTCCATCTGCAGCAGTATGTTGATACTGAAATTTAAAAACCATACCAGGCTTTGGTGCTGGTAGTTTAAAAGTTTTATCAGCAGATGAAATATCTGCAAATGTCAAAGTTCTATGAGCATGATCTGCTTCATTCAAGTTTTGGTTAGCGTTTGTTAACACAACAACACTATTATTAGCATTGTAGTAATCACCAAGTGATTCCTTTTTGTTTAGTGGTGTTCCGCTTGGATTATCAATAAGGTGCAACAAGTCTTCTCTAGCAGCTGCAGTCCCCAAAGATGTTAAGGCGGTTAATTTTAAGTCGGCCATCAGGCTTCTCCTTTATTTATTTGAGTTATGCAATGGTTGGTGCTGTTATTGATGAAACAAAACCAGACAAGTGCCATTCAGTAGTTGATACTCCAGTACATATAATATCTATATTCTGTGGTTTGATAATAGTAAGCAAATCATCAGCTGAATTATCAGATGGAACAACTGATAAAGCGTTACCATCAGTGTCAGCAAACAAAAGACTACCACTAAAGAACTCGGAAGCTCCTACTGGTGCTATTGAAGTGTCTGAAGCATCAGCAGCTGCACCACCATAAGTAAATCTGAAAACTAGACCAGCTTTTGGTACTGGTAATGTGTAAGCAGAATTTCCTGTTTGATCTGGTATAATTAACATTCTATGAGAATGTAGTGCTTCAGTTATTGTTATTGCTCCGGCAGCAAGTGTTACTGGTGCGGCTAGTGAATTTACCATGTCACCAACAGTAACTTTTTTGTTGATTGGTGTTCCTGTAGGATCATCAATTATGTGTAAAACATCTTCTCTGGCAGTTCCGGCTGCTAATGATGTCATAGCGGTTATTTTTAAATCAGCCATTAGGCTTCTCCTTTATTTAATTCGATTTATTAGTCAGCGATTGTTGGTACTGTGGCAGAACATACAAAACCAGACAGTTGCCATGTAGTTGCAGAGATTCCAGTACAAAGAATACTAAAGTTTTGTGGTGTAACTAGAGTAATCAATTCATTTGAATCGTTATCTGAAAATACAGAGGCACTTGTGTTCCCATCAATATCAAGATGGTATAGACCACCCAGAAAGAAAAGTGAATTATCAGTTCCAGCAGATATTGCAGTATTTTGTACATCAGCAGCAATACCACCATAGGTAAAGTTAAAAGTCATTCCAATTTTTGGTGTAGGTAATGTCAAAATTGAACTACCAGTTTGGTTTGGTACAATTAACATTCTATTAGCATGAGTTGCTTCTGTTAATGCTTGAGTTCCAGCAGCAAGTTTTACTGGTGCAGCCATTGCGTTGTACATTTCAGCAATAGTTACCTTCTTATTGATAGGTGTTCCAGATGGATCATCTATTACATGGAGCAAATCTTCTCTTGCAGCAGCTGCTGCGATTGAAGTTAATCCAGTTATTTTTAAATCGGCCATTAGGCTTCTCCTTTATTTAAACCCCTTTATTGGGGAATACTACTGTGAGAAATCAGACGAATCCTATCTCACATCACAAGTAGTCTAGTTAAAGACCCATCGTAATTCTTAATGAGGGGTAAATCAATACCCCTCGTGTTATTCTATTTGTCGTTAAGCGGCAGCAACATCAATACCATTTAAGATATTTGCAGAACCACTTGAAGTACCAGATTCTAAGAATGTAGCAGCATCACTCAATGCAGTTTCAACAACATATGGATCTGTAAATGTTGTTTTACCCTCTATGTTTCTAGTAGCGTTATCGCCAGTACCAAGAGAAGCAGCATTGCCAGTTTCTTGTACAAGTTTAAAGTCTGTACCTTGACCACCACCTATTCCGTCTAAGTCTGTGGTTCCAACTTCTAGTTGGAGCGCAACACTATCGTCTTCACCAGTTCTTGTAATAGTTTTAACATCAGAACGAGTATCATACAATGGCCCACCAACTGTAAAGTCAAGTGAATCAGAGATGATTTCTTCACCACCATTTGTGGAGGCAAGAAGAACAACATTGTCTGCAATTGTAACTGCTTCACTAACTGTAAAGGTTGTTTGGTTAGTAACAGTAGCAATCGTCAGAGTATTATCAGTTGAAATACCTGTTTCTCCATCTGCATCAGTAATTGAAGCAGCAGGAGATCCACCAGCACCATTAACTGTGACAACCATACCAGCAACAAGTGTTGCACCAGAAAGAGCATCTATAACAAAAGCGGTTGATGCGGTTATCGCACCAGCAACAGTAACAGATGTACAAGCACTTCCGTCTGCAATTAAACTACCACCAGAAGAACCAGCAGATGCGGTTCCAGATTCTAATCTAAGACCAATTGCAGATGCACCATCTTCTTCTGTCATGTTTGCGGTGCCGTCAAAGTTAATTCCTGTAATAACACCTGTATCACCAACACCTTCTCCGTTGAAGGCAAGGAAACCAGCTGCTGCGTTTGTTGCAGCTAAACCTCTAAACACAAGTTGGTTACTACCAGTACCAGAGAAGTACTGACAAGCCATTGTGCTATCTTCTACCATGTCAGTTTTACCAAGTCTTGATAATAGAATGTATGCTTTGTTTGTTATTGTTTGGTTTGCAGTTCGTGTAGCTGATGTAATATCTACAGCTTCATCAAATGTTACTGTTATGTCAAATGTTCCAACATTTCCAACTGTTTGATCTGTCCAATCAATACCGATAATTGAAGCAGAACCCATAAATGCGGCAATGTTTTTGACACAAACCAGAACTTCTGGTGTTGCAGCAGTATTATCGTTTCCAGATGCGGCTAAGCCTGGAGTTAATCCCCAACCACCAGCTACTGCGATTGCGTGTTCTCTTGCTCCAGATGAACCGCCAGCATTACTATCGACTGGCAGAAACTTTGGTTTGTCTTCAGCGGCCGTTGTTGTTCCCCATAGACTCATTTTATTTCTCCTTATTCAATAAGAATATATTTCTTACTATTTATAATTATTTGAAACCCAATCGTTTCAATTCGTTAATTGTTTTAGAAACATTAGTGTGATGTATTGCTATTCCACCCTTTGCTTCCCATTCTCTGATATTTTTAATATAGTCATCAATAAGAATATTTGGTTTGCCAGCAGTCATAGCATATGCCTGTTTCTGTGAACGATTAACCAAATGTATTTTACCTCTAGGAAACTTAGTGTTTTTAGAGATCCACTTCATTTTGCCAGGCTTAGAGTTTGAGTCCCTACCAGAGGCAGCTGAAAGAATATGTGCATCATATTTAATAATGATTTGATACATTCTTTTAGCGCCAGACATCCAATCTAAATCAGCCCAAAAATCTTTTGTATTGGAAATTTCTTTCCACTTTTCTTCTTTGTTGCTCTTTACAAATCCACCAGTAACTTCATCGGCTCTTTTCATAAAGTTGCATAAAACTTGATCCATGTCGCAGTAAATCGGAGGCAATTCATCTTTACTTACTTCCGTTAATTGCTTTAAACTTTTCATTAATTAAAATTCCTCATTTCTTACCGCTATTATACCATTAATCAGAAATAAAGTCAATATTTAATTTTTCTTTTCTTTCATATCAGGTTCTATGTCAACTTTAGTCATAGGTTTGCCTGTCATAGTTTTAGTTTCTTTCTTAGCATCTTTTTCTTCTTTCTTAGCATCTTCTAATTTCTTAAATGGGTTGTGTCCTTCATCAACACCCCACATCTTAGACATGATTTCACGCATAGATGAATTTTTCTTCTGCATTGCACCAACTGTTTCATTCCACAATTCCTCAGACTGGCCCGGAGTTGTGTCTAGTGTGTGTTTTGTGCGTTCTGGTGTACCAGCTTCAAAAGATTCTTTCTTCTCGTTGTCACCTTCCCAACCAGCATCAATAGCATCGTAGAATTTCTTCTTATCGTCACCCTTTAATTCTGATGGAGATTTAACACCAAACTTTTTCATAGTAGCATTAAAGAACTTTTGATATTCTTCTTTTCCACCAGATGCTTCCTGAACTTCTTCTTTCTTAGGAGCAACATGGTCGTATCCCATCTTCTTCATTCTTAGATGGTCAGCCATAGTGTCTGCTTTAAACCCTTTACCAGTTTTTGGGTCATACATCATGTGAGGTTTGAACTCATCTGCTTCTTCTTTGATGCCAGTGTCGTATAACTTCTTGCCGTCACTATCTTTAAGAGTAGTTGCGTCATGTGGATTAAATTTATCATTACCTTCATTCTGTTTTCTTATAACAGCTGTAACTTTAGGGTCTTTAGACAATCCTTTTTTAATTTTTTCAATTGCACTCATAGCACCTGTCATATTACCACCAGCATATCTTTTATCTGATGCAATACCGATTGCCATCTTAATTTCTTTTGGCGAGAATGCTTCATCAAGTTCAACTTCTTCCATAAGGTAAGCATCAACTCCAGCTGTACTTTTAAGTCTTTTCATCTGTGCAAACTTTTTTGCAGCATCATATGAAGTTTTTGCTTTAATGACCTCTTTACCTTTTGTAGCATGAACTACTGTGTATGTTCTTTCCTCATCAAGTTTACCACCAACTGCGGCCTTAATTGCTTCCTCAAGACTACCTGTTTTTGTATCAAAATATGCCATCTTTATTTCCCCTTTATAGCATTGAGTAAGCCTTTATATGACTTAGCGATTGTTGTTTGAAACTTCATTTTATCTTGAGGTTTCATTTTACTGTGTACATCTAATATTTTCTGTGCGATTGCAGCTGGAACTTTTTGTTTTCCACTTGCAAATTCTACATCTTTCTTTCCATTCATATCAACAGACTTTTTAAGTTGCAGAATAATATTCTTTGAAGCTAGTGCTACATCTTTTGATGATGCATCGTCATCAACATCAGCAGGATCAATGAGTTCATTGATTGGTACTTCAATACCTTGAGTTCCTAAAATTCTTGAAATACCACTTGCATAAGATTTCATAGTATCAAATTCAGTTCCTTCTTCTAAATCTACTTCTTCTTTATACATGTTAAGTTCATATCTTTTATTATCAAGATTAGCAACTTGAACTTGGATTGCTTTCTTGCCATCTGTTCCAACTAAACGATAAGAGTTTGTCTTACCAGAAGATGGTTTTTTAGGGCCAGATGCAACTTCCCTATCAATTTCTTTAGGGTCAACAGTGATACCAAACTTTTTCTTTGCAAAAGTATATGAGTGTTGCATTGCATCAGAGAATGATTTGTGATATAGTTCGTAACCAGTAGAAGACTTAGCTTCGTCAAGTTCAGCAGACTCTTTAAAAGATTGACCCATCAACTTATCAGCTGCTTTTTGACTTAAAGGTTTCTTCAGTGCGACTACCTTCAAAGTGTTCTTATTTTTAACTGACATAGGTGGACGTTCAGCAGAATTTTTAGACTGTTTTACTTGTTCTTCACTAGACGCCATTGAAACAACTTCGTTGCGGTTAGCGGTGTCAACAAGAACATGCGAAATCTTAACTGCTTCATCAAGTTCAACTTCTTCATTAACAAATTTCTTGAGATGAGATGGAATATCATCACTAATGGGGTCTTTACCACGCTTCTTACGATATACTAATTCTGCAGCAATCGCATCACCTTCATCACTAATATGGTCAAACTCAAAATCTGTTAGTCCTCTACCTTTTTCATTAGTTTTAGATTTCAACATTTTTTGAATTTGTGTTGATCTTTTCCTTAAAGCATTATCTGTTGCTCTTGTAATCTTACGAATATCTTTTTTAGTTCCATTAAATACTTCATCAAGTTCAACTTCTTCACTCATTAATGAATCGTGATTCTTAATTGCATATTCCTCAGCATCTTTTCTGTCTTTAAATAGTTTTACTTCATTACCTTTTGTATCAAACACACAGAACATATCTGGGTTCTTTTTACTCTTAGCAACATGATCTCTTGGATTCATAGTATCAGGTTCAACTTCTTCTTTCTTAAATGGTTTTTTATCATGACCCATCAACTTATCATGGTTTTTAAGAGAATATTCTCTAGCATCATCTTCATCTTTAAATAGTTTTACTTCTTCGCCATTTGTATCAAACACAGCGAACATGTCTTTATTCTTTTTACTCTTGCCAACGTGTCGACTTGTAGGCACTAACTCATCAAGTTTAACAGATTCTACTTTCGCATCAAGGTAGTCTGCCATACCGTCTAGTTTATCAACTGCGACTGCGACTTTGTTTGTCCACCATGAGGGAAGCGAATCTTCTGGACTCAACTTAGAAAGTTCACCAGACATCTTTGTAAGAGCTGACATAGCAACCTTAACATTAGTTATTGCAGAAGCAACATCTGTATGACCGCTTTCCTCAATCTCAGTTTCTTCGTCTTTATTTTTAGATTTATTTTTCTTAGAGATTGCAATTGCAGCCTGTTGTTCAGGAGATACTGCTTCGTTGACACCTTCTTGTAAAGGAGCCCACGATGTTGTTTGTGGTTTTAACTTACTGGAATCAAACGATCTCGCTTGTTCCAATAACTCTGACATTCTAACTGTGCTCATATTCCTATCCCTTCATTAAATCGGTTACAGATTTGCCAGACCAAAACTTGCAAGACCAATATCCTGCTGTAGTTTTATCTTTTTTCTGATCGCAATTGTGTCTAGCTCTGAATGCTTTTCTTCTTTCTGGGTCATCTCGTTTGATTTCCATATTTGGATCACCAAATTCTACCTTGACCACATTTCCTTTATCATTTTTAACATAGACTTTGTATTTCTTAACATCACCTTTTGTGGGATTATTAAGTTCTTTACCACTATTCTTGTCGGTTTCTGTTATTTCACCCCAACTATTTAGGGATTCTGATTGGTTGACTTTAAAACTTGCGGCTAGTTCTTTCGGTAATTTCTTCTGAACAACTAATTTGTTAATATATGCAACTAAAGCTCTTGCATCTATCTTTGTTTTAAACTGTTTAACCGCAGTTGCAGCAGCATTACTGTGAGTTTTTTGTGGATTATCCCTTACTAACTCTGCATATCTTTTAACAACTGCGTCATATTCTTGTGGATGAGAGATTTTGTAAATTGCATCAAATACCATCTTACCTAAAGTTTTTTCTGATATTTCTGTTTCCTCTGGAACACAGTTTGGTACTTGTTTGCCACCTTTTGTTTTCATACCAACTTGTTTAAAACCATCCCAACAAGGATTTTCTTCGGTGACACAATCATCACAGCATATTTCTACTGATTCTCCACGAACTTGTTTTGCAAGGTCAGCATCTGCTTTGCCCCATGTACCCGCAGACTTAGTAGCAAAAGAGTTAACTCTTGCAAATGCCCATTGTTGTGGAGTTGTGCCGGGCCGATGTCCTGTCTTCCATGCAGCCATTCCTCTATCGTATACTTTCTTCAGAATGCTGTATGACATACCAGTTTTTTTAGCTTTCTTTGTAAGAGCTTCTATTGCTTCTGTGGTCAGTTCTTCACCAGCAGCAAAAGGGCCTCCAGTACCAAGTACTTCGTGTCCTTTTTTATTTTTCTTAGGAATCATACCATAGTCGGTTGCTTCATTCTTTGATAAAAATGCAGCGATTGCCATTTCTTTGCGTTTTTCTTTAGACTTACCTTTAAACTGTGGAGAATCAGACTTCTCGAAATCATCAATGTAATCACCCATGTCTGCGTCTTTACCAAGAACTTCATTTATTTTAGAAGTATCGGTTGCCATAAATGGGCCTCTTCTAATAGTTTTAAATGGAAGTTTAACTTCATTACCAAAGATTTCTTTTGGATGAATAATATTAAATGTAACTATTTCAGTAGAGTTGTTAATTTTTACCAACTCCATGTCTATTTCTTTATATACTTTACCTTTAAATTTAAGACCATGTGCAGTTACAAGTTTCTGAACCTTACCACGAGAATTGACTGCTTGTTTTGCTCTTACTTCATCTATAGAGGCCTCACCATACATTTTCTTAAAGTCTTTAGTGTGAGTAGATAGTTTAGTTTTAGCTGATGCATCGCCGGGCGCTGGCCCTGCTTTCTTTTTGTTGAAGTGTGCGGCACGTTTGTCTTTAGTAGACTTTGCCATATCACTATAATACTTTGCGGGTTGAGTACCTTTCTTATCTTTAATCTCTTTGTCTTGTTTTACTTCTCTTAATCTTGGTTCTCTACGATTCTTTGATGGGTCTTCCATTTTCAAATTAGAGGGGTCATTGTTTAGAGGATTATTGTCTTTATGTCCTACATCTTTACCCTCTACTGCTTTGTCACCCATAATTCTACGAGCTTTGTTTCTTGAAGAGCGTCTTGCAATCTGTTCTGGTGTTCCTTGATAATTTGCGTATTCTTTTTTATAGTCTCGTTCTACTATATCGTGTAACCAAGTCTTATGCACTTTACCATCTTCTGATACAAATGTTAAATAGTTTGTACCTTTGTTAATAACTTTACCTTCGTGACCATGAGATTCTACAATATCACCCACATTCCAAAGTTTGCCGGTAAGATACAAATCTCTGAGTGTTTCAAAGTCTGTCATCTCACCCATATCTCGTTCTTCACGAATGCCCATATTCTTACGAACATCGTTATAGAGTTTTAGTGAATCTTTAAAGGTAGACGGAACACCAGTTTTGAATGAATCGAAATCACCAGAAGATGCTGCAGCTCGCATCTTAGACGCAGACATACCCGAAACACCTTCTGCGTCTGGGTCGCGTTCACCAGCAGACACAACTTTGATATCATCAAAACTATAAAAACCATGTTTAGAATCTACACCATTATATTTATTGAGGAGAGTATTAAACTCTGTGACTCTATCAGAACCAACAACCATTACAATAGAACGATGTCTTTTTTTGTGTAACTCTACTGCGGCTTCAAGAGCAGTTCTTGATTTGCTTACTGTGATATTGCCTTTATATTTTGGAAACATTTTCCTCATATATGCAATTTTTAGTGCATGAGGTAATGGGTCTTTCTTAGCGTTTTGCGAATGTGATGGATACACATACATCGCAGAACCAGCGTTATTAGATTGTTGTTTTGCAAGTGCATCTATGAGTTTTTCGTGGCCCGTAGTCGGTGGATTGAATCTACCAAAGGTAAATACAGCTATATCCCCACGAACCTCTACAATATCTCTAAAATTTTTCATTTATCCCAGCTCTTAATTGCAGTAAAGTTGTTAAACGAGAACTCCATTCTGTCCACTAGTTTAACAGCACCACCACTGACTCTATCAATAGCAACATAACCCTCTGGGTTAGTTACTTTAAATCCATTTGCGGTCTTAATAAAGGTATTTGTTAATCCCTTTACACTATTTAGTTTATTTACAATCTGTGATTTTGCATCAACCAAATAGTTCTGAAATGTAATGATTTGTATCAAATTATTAGTATGTTTTCCTACTTCTCGTACATATTCTTTCTGTATTTTAGTATATTTATCTTTACCAGCAACACTCTTTGCTTTATCAATCTGTTTCTGGATTGACATCTCAACCCACTTTTCATATCCTTTTGCGTGTGCTTTGGGATTAGTAATCTTCTCTCCCGCACGAACCTTGCTGTTATTGTATGTCTTGAGTGATGCACCAGCGATTGCACCTGTCATACTTTCCTGTAGATTAAGAAACTTCTTTAGTTGTGTTGCGTTAATTCTTTTGAAAGTAGAACCAGTAGAAGACAATGCAGCAGTTACCGCAGCTGTTTCTTTTGAGTTCATTGTAGCACTACCTGATACATCTTTATAAGTTGCATCGTCCATCCAAACTGAAGACAGGTTTTTCAGTCCTCTAATGTCTGCACCAAATGATGCTTTCATATCTTGTAATGCTTTACCTGTGTATGTGGTATGCCAAACGATACCAACTTTTGCGTTGTTAATACTCTTACCAAGATCAGAATCAACAGGTGCAGCATAAACAATAGTATTAGGTTGGAAAGTATAGTAATTAACACCATCAATGGTATCTGTGTTCACATCATTGGTGAACATAAGGTCACCCTGCAATACATTTTTAATACCAAGCTTTGAAAACTCTGCTAATGCAACTTTAAATTTTTCGTTAAGTGTCCCTGATAGGTCATCGTCTATTTCTTTATTTGATTTGTATAGTTTAGGGTTGACATTAAATACTGATTTCTTCGCAACAAAAAACTTACCATCTTCTGGGTCGATACCAGCGAATATCGCAGGCGCACCATCCCACTTGACAGTCATGTTAATTGAAGACCGAGCATTACCAGCAAGCATATCTCTTAGTGAAAGTAGGAAGTTGATTGCAGCTCTACCACCATCAACTCCATAGTTAAGGATTTCATCTTCCAGATGCTCTAGGTGTAAGTTCTTACCACCCTTGTCTTCTGTTAATTGTGTGAATGATATCATTTAAAATCCACCAAATTTATATCCATCACCAGATGCAGTAATTTTTACACCAAGTAAATCTAAAGCAACATCTAAACCTTTAATTAAAAATGCTTTTATTTTATTCCACACTTTATTAAGAAATCTTGAAATCCAACTTTTAACTACTTTTACAGCTTTAGAAAAAACACTTTCTTGTAAAATTTCTTTATCTGTTTCCCTAATACTTTCTGTTATAATATTATCAAGTATTTCATTTTCTTCTTTGTAAATACCTTTTAAAGCAGTCCAAGCACGACCACCAGTGCCAGAAGTTTTGAACGATATGTTAAATTTAGTTTTACTTGTATAACTATTAACCAATTTTTCATCTATAGCGATAAAATCGCTTGAACCATCATCATCAAATTTCATCATGTGAGTTGCTGTAGATTCTTTATCTGCAAACTTAGCTTTTCCAGACATAGCTTCTCTCACAACTTCTTTCTTAATTTCATTAGTTTGAAAAATTTCATTAAGAGCATTTGTCATAGCTGATTGTTTAGTCAAAGAATCTTTAACCAAGTTTTTTAATTTTGTATCAACTTTTATTTTGCCAGTAGAAATTTTACCAATCTGACCACCAGCTGGTAACTTAAAAGAAACATATTGTTTTTCTATATCTTTATTTAATTTATTCCATGCTGTATCAAATGATTTTGATTTAATACTATCTGGTGCATTATCATAAGCAAATCCTAATGTGGCAAGAGTTTCAGATTGACCACCAGACATTAATTGAGAACCACCATATTTTTTAAGACTAATATTTTTTCCTGTCAGTTTCATATCTGTTTTAGGTGTTTTTGTTGGCGATGATGCAGATTTGCCCGTCATCTTTATAAAGTAATTATCCCACTCTTTAGTCAAAGTTCCTTTTCCCTGACCATAGTGTGTCATAATGTTAGATGGATTACCAAAAGAATTTTCTACTATCTTTTGACCAATTGGAAGGACTTCTTGATGTTTGGGTTTAAATTCACTTATTTCAGCAGCAGATATGGCATCTTCTTCTGACAAACCACTTTTCATATTATATGCCACGCAAATTACTTTTTCCCAATCTGCTGCTGGCATTTTAGCTTCAGATAAAAAAGACTGAACTTTATCTACAGGTGCAGTAAAGTTTTCCTGAATAGGTCTAAGTTGACGAACAGACTTTCGTAACGACATACTTCAATGACTCCATCTACATATAGTTTATATACTATTTATAAGAGATTAAACCTTGAAATCGTTGTATGCAGCCATGCGTTTATCGGCTGTAGATTTTGATCCAAAGCTTGTATTGTCAAATACTGGTTTATCTTGACCACTATCTACCAAGTCCTCTTGTTCTCTATTATCTACATCATACAATCTCATTTTACTTCTGTCAATACCTAAAACGAATCTTTTGTTCATAGTAGGGTCATTGTATCGGTTTTTGAGTTGTTTTACTACAATTTGGTTTAATCCATCAAGTTCTTCATTAGATATGAGAGCAAACATAAAATCTGCTGTCGCGGGTAAACCAAACGATTCAGATGTGTCCTCAAGTCCAATGTCGGTTGAAGTGAATCCACCTCTCGTTGTCTGTGTTGCTGACATGATCGGTACATTAGTTTCAACGGCAAGTCCTCTAAGTTCTTCTGCAATACTCTTGATATAAGTGTAAGAGTTGACATTAGCTGCACCTTTCAATCTACTTGATGCACATATATTTAGATAGTCAATAAAAATCATATCTGGTTTGAAAGACCTTTTGATTGATAGTTCTTTGAGCAAACCACGAAAGTGTGCAGAGTGAGCAGATGCAGTTGGATACTCTTTGATAATTAACTTACCATTAGTCTTTTTCTGAATTTTCTTAATCTTGTTTTCAAACATAGACTTTGGTAGATCGTGCAAGTCTTCCATAGAAACATTCAGTAGGTTTGCATCAATGCGTTCTGCGATGCGTTCCTCAGCCATTTCTAAAGTTATGTAGAGTACATTCTTACCTTGAGATAAACAGTTTGCAGCCATGTGACACATAAACAGAGATTTACCAACACCTGTACCAGCCAGTGCAATATTCAAAGTCTTCTGTGGTAATCCACCCTTTGTAATCTTGTTGAAAAACTCTAGGTCAAATGGTATGCGTTCTTCTATTTTATGATAGAAGTCAAATCTTGCGATGCTGTCGTCAAAGTAATCATGACCAACAGCATTATCAAAAGATACGGCAAGGGCATCTGTGAGCAGACTTGGTATAGAGTCTGCGCCACGATTCTTATCTTTTCCATCAATAATTGATATACCTTCAACAATTGCATTGTAAATCGCCTTATCTTTACAGAACTTTTCAGTAGTATCAACCAACCACTCCATATCAACATCTGTTGCATCAAGTGTTTTGAGAATCTCTACAATCTTTTGGTGTTCGTTTTCGGTTAAATCTTTACGAGTTTCAATCTCAATCTCTAAAGAAATCTTTGTTGGCATCTTTCGATACTTATCAACAAAACTTGTAATTTCTTCAAAGACGACTCGTTCTTCTTTGACAGCAAAATAATCTGGTTTAATGAATGGTAATACCTTTCGGCAATATTCTTCATTATGGACTAAATTACTTAACGCTGTCCGTTCTATCGTTTGGTTCGTCAATTGATCCATCCTCTGCTTGAGTTATAATAATATGGTATAGAATATCTCCAATAAGTTTAAAGAAATCTTCTCCAAACTTTTCTTTGTCGTATCCATTGTTCTCTATTATATCATATTTAAACTCTAAACGCAATGCCTCTCCATCAACTATTTTAGATTCATCTGGAATAGTGACTTGGCCATACTTATAGACGACACCAGAATAATCTGTTTCATCTGTAAGACCAATGCAAGTAACATCTGGTTCTTCTTTGGTGTTAAGAAAAAGAAATTTCTTTGTGATGGGGTCTTGTAGAATTTGTTCTACTGTTGGTAAACTAGTAGGTGCATCAGCAGTTTTACTTCTAATTGGTTGACCGAATTGGTCTAATAACTCAGACATATTTTAAATAACTCCCTAATATATATTTTGGTTTATTGACTGGTTTTTCTCCAGCATGTAGCCAAGGCCACAACGGTGGAAACATTAATAGTGTTCCCTTCTTGCACTCTGATGTTATATCCATTTGTGGAAACATAGTTGAACCACTATCGTTGTTATCTAGATATAAAAAGAAGCTAAGAAATCTTTTGCAAGTATTTGAATCTTTGGAATCAACATGAGGCCCGAATTGGTCAACATCATCTGGTAAATACCGTTTTATTCTAAATGATTCAACTGAGTATTTATTGGGCCACATTACTGGCTCAATCTTGCAATCCTTTTTGTATGTCGCGACATTTTGCTTAAAAATATCTACAAGGTACATAATGTCTTTGTTCCAGACTTGTGTGTCTGGACGCATCATTTCAAGGTGTGTTAAAGACATTAAGCCCTGAGATAGTTTCTCTTGATGTTCTGGGTGGGATTCAAACTTTTCAATCAAACCATCACAGAAATCATCGGTCACTACATTGTCATACTTTCTAATATAGTTATCCATTAACTTTCAGATTCTTCCTCTACTTCATCTTCAAGAAGCACATCTGTTTGACCATACTTAAACTCTTTACTAGCTGCAGCGTCAAGTTGTTGCATCACATCTTCTGTAAAGTATTTTTTTGGATTGTTATTAATCGTTTTGGCAAACTGTGTAGTACCATCAGGAAGTTCTATGCGAGTTGATATTTGTTTAAATATATCATACTTGATAGCTAGTTCCAATAGTCCGTAGTATCTATCAAGTCCTTTTTCATATGACAGACGAACATCAACCATTTTGTTCTCAATGGTCAATCGTGACTTATGGTTCTTACAATGAACAATATTACCAACAACTTCTGTACCGTCCTTATCTTTCTTCTTAGATAGGAATATAATAGATGAAGCTGCGTATTTCAGTCCAGAACCACCACCCATTTCTTTCGTGGCGAATAATCCCATTGAATCATAAGTGTGGTTAGTAACAACCATAGGTACTTTTGCACGACCAAGTTTCAAAGTCAATACTCTAAATGCAGCTTTAAGAACTTGAGCCCTTGTCATATCTCGTGTTTCTTTACCATCAGAAGTATCTTCTACTTCTTTGGTAGTAGATAACATACCCAATGAATCAAGTGCCATCATAATTGGACGCCTATCAGATTCTTTCTTTGCGAGATATGAATCTAATATTTTAAGTGCTTGTGTTCTAAATTCTTGTACTGTTGTGACAGGAATGATAACCATTCTTTTAGGGTCAATTCCACGATCAACTACCATTGATTTTGTAATCGCACTTTCTGATTCAAAGTACAAAACACCCGCCTCAGGATTTTCATCGAGAAACGCTTTGACCATACCCATTACAAAGAAAGTCTTACCTGTGGCACTTTCACCAGCAATCGCTGTTATCTTATTAGCTGGTAATCCACCATTGATACTACCGGATAATAACGCATTGAAAATGTAACTTCCAGTGTCAATAAACGAATCACAATCTCCTGCTTCTACACCATCAGAAACTAGTGATGCGTATTCATTACCTGTTTGTTTAATAATATCCTTTAAAAAATCACTCATATTTAAATGTCTCCTTCTTTTCTACTTGCAGATCGTAAAGCATCAAATCCTTCGGGGTAGCGATCAGATAACTTTTCGATGTTAATGTCTAGTATTTCTTCAAACGAGGTGTCAAGTGCCATACAGGCCTGAGCCATATACCAGCAAATATCTCCTAGTTCTTTCTTGAGATGCAACTTGGTGTAATCATCATATTCAGCACCTTGAAAGACTACCTTCTTGATAATATCATTCAGCTCTCCTACTTCACCAGAAAGTCCTATTCCGGCAGTAAGTAGTCGTGATACCTTTGCACCTTGTTCTTCCATTATACCAATTGTGTCAATTAGACTTTTAGTCGATTGAGTAGATTCACTACTCACCGCATCAACAAAACTAACATATTCTTCAAACTTACTAACTGTAAGGTCATCATCCATTATATTCTCCTATTTAATTGCAATTGCACCAACGAACATATGATTTCTCCAGAAGGGTTGAACCTCTTGAAATCCTGCCATTAGTAACATTTCTTGTATCTCTGCCCATGTATTTGGTTTCATCATTGAACGCAAAGTAACTTCTTTATTCATAATATCATCTGTAGTAAATGATTTTCTTTTGTGGTCATAATAATTAAATGTCAACATATCTTGATGTCTTGCTGATTCGCAGATTGTCTTTTCTGCAAAAATATATGCACCACCATCATTAAGACCTTCCCAAATGGAGTCAATAACATTCTGTCTATCCTTCTTGGGCATAAACTGTAAAGTAAAGATAGATGTTACTAGTGATGCGTTTTTAATTATTGTGTTGCGAATGTCCTGCTGATGAAAGTATACCTTTGTTTTACTACTTTCACCCACACCTAACAATTGTCTGACAGTCTTATTTATTTCTGCGTGACGCAGTTTAAGTTCTTCTTGAAACCCATCAGCAATCTCAATACCATACCATTTTGCATTAGTACAATGGTCAAAATTAGCTTCAACCAATCTCTGTGTCATTTTGCCAGTAGAACACCCAATATCATAAACATTAGTATCGTTCTCAACAAAATGTCGTGATAGTGACACCACATCATCAAGCAAGTAACTGTAACCACGAATTGATTTGTCAATATGTTCATCGAAACCTTCTTCTCTGTGTGCAAATGTAAAATCAACCATTATATTTCTCCAATACTTTCTCATAAACAGATGTTGCAATTTTTTCCATCATAATCGGGGGAACCATTCTTCCTATCCTCTCAGATTTCTGATTCCACTTACCTGTAAGCTTGAAATCATCTGGTAGTGATTGTATTCTTTTTAGTTCACCTAGTGTCAGCTTGCGTGGTTCAATCCAATGAAATGCACCAGCAGTTGTATCAGCACTACCCATTGCAGTTAAAGTTGGTGCTGGCGCATATTGCGACACACGTTTTAGATTGAAGTGGTGTCCTTTAGGGTGATAATCACCGCCAGTAAGAACCTTTTCGGGGTCAATTGGCATAATACTTCCTGTTTGTTTCCAGTATGCAGTATTAGTAAACTTCTCGGTTAGATATTTTACTTCTTCTTTATCATATTCTAAATCAATCATTACATCTTTTACTGGAATAGTCTCACGACTTGGTTCTGGAAATATGCTTGATAGGGTCATAAAGTTCAATCCTACAGCTTCAGCAACATCCTCACGAACCGCAATAAAGATAACCCTTGTTCTGGTTTGTGATACTCCATAATACCTACTATCTAGAACTTGGGCACAGACATCATACCCAATACTCTCAAAGGTTTTTAGAATCTTGTTATACATCTGACGAGCTTCACCGATAGTCAATCCTTTTACATTCTCTGCAATAATTACTTTAGGTTTGATTTCTTCTGCAATACGCAGAAACTCAAAAAACAAGTCTTCGATGTTTTCTACAGTCTTACCATCAGAATAATTCTTAGTCTGATTCCACCCATCACTATGTTTTCCACTGACCTTTTCAAGAGTGACATTTCCAAAAAGGTCGACTCGTTCTTCTTCGAGTGAATTGTGTGATAACTTACCCGCCACAGAGAATGCAGAACATGGTGGACTTCCATCTAGGATATCAATCTCACCTACACCGACACCTGCCGCATCTAAAAAGTCTTGGCCAGTGAGTGCTTTAATGTCTCCAGATAAAATTGGTGTGTCTGGATAGTTTTCTTTGTAAGTATTTACAGCTTCTTCAACGAACTCATTGACGCAAAGAACTTTACCACCCGCAAGACGGTAGCCTGTGGAACTGCCACCACCTCCTGCAAAGGTGGAGATGACTTTAAATTTTTCTTGTGCAGACGCATCATATACGTCTTTTAAATTATATGGTTTATATTTCATTATTTCATAAATCCTTCTAGTGTTGATGTATTATTTAGCATGCTCCAATCACGACAAATATCCATCACCCTTGTCCTATTTTTAAAATTGATTTCTTTATTATCAATTAATTTATCGAACAAGTCTATTATACCAGAATCTATCTGTAAGTTCAAGTGTTTTTTCACATTTCCTATCAATTTAAATTCATCAAACGCATTTCTTACATGGTGCTTTTGAAGGGGCTTATTCAGTTCGTCCCAACTCTTACTATAAAAGAATTGTTTAACTGAATCGTCAAGGTATGGTGTAATAAATATTTTTCTATGGGCATCAGATACTTTTTTGTGCCAGATATAATTTGCACACTTATCAGGCTTAAAGTAATTATCCCTAAACTCATCAAATAATTCTTGTGTGTGTTTGTAATTAATTTGAGCCTTTTTACTAATTCCATAGTATCCATCTGCGGCCCAACCTGAAATAACATATTTCTGTGATATTTGAGGATAAACATACAAAAAGGCGTAAGTACATTCTACACTTGTTTTAGATTTGCAACCAAGTTCGATTAGTCTGTGAAAGTCTTTAACTAGATTATTAGTTGGAATTATAATTTCAGTAAATTTCCAATCAAATTGTTTTGCAATTTCTTTGGCCTTTTCAAAATCGTAAGAGGTGTGAGTATCCAAACGAAAACTATATGCATGATTTTTTTTACCTAAGTTAGCAGCTGCAAAGGCTACTGATATAGAATCAACACCGCCAGATAGCAAGACGGCAATCTCACTATCTGGTGCGTTCTTTTCAATATGATTTTCTAAAAGGGTTTTAATCATGCAACTAATTGTTCCATATAATCATTCAAGCTCATAGTTC